TAGTAAAAACAAAATTGTTAGATTTTGAAAAAGAAAAAGTATTAAAATATCCATATTTATTTCATAAACAAATATTAAATATTGTGGATTTTAAAAAAAAAATTAATTATAATATTAATATGCAAATAAAATTAAAAAAATCCTATATTGCTCATATTCATTGTTATAACTTAGATTTTTTTATTGAATATTATGGTAATTATTTTGATAAACTAATAAAATTCACAGATATAATAGTAACATATTCAATAGGAAATTGTAATAAACTTTATTATTATAAAATAACATTATTAAAAATAAATAATAAAGGAATGGATATCGGCGGAAAATTTTGTGCAGTAAATTTTATTAATAATCAAAATAAAAAATATAAATATATATTATTTTTGCATAGTAAAAATAATAAAAAGTATAGAGATTTATGGTTTAATTCATTAATACAAAATTATATAGAAATTATAGGATTAAAAAAAAAATCAGTTAATTATAATAAAATAGATAAATTATGTTATAGAGAGTTTGTATATAATGATTTATATTTAAATGAAATATCTGAATATTTAAATATTAATTCAACTATAACTTTATTTCCAGAAGGTAATTGTTATATTTTAAATAGTGTTGTTACAGAGAAATTGTTCGGCGATAAATATTTATATAATATTTTAAATACACCAGATACTTTTGATTTTAATTGGGTAAAAAATATAAATTTTTTACAAACAAATAATTTATTAACAGTATTTAATTATTCTAAAAATAATTTTAAAAATAATTTAAAATATATTAATAAAGAAAAACATATAGGATTTTCAGATGGTATGATAGAACATGTATTTGAACGTTTAATATTTATGGTAGTTAAATCTTTACAATATGATATAAAAATTATAAAGCAAAAAATAGTATATAAAAAATTAAGTGATTATATAAATTTACTTTATGATAAAAACACAATAGAATATTAATATTTTACAATGTTATGAATATTAATATTTGCATATATTAATTAATGGCAATTGTATTATCAGTTTTATGTGGTGCATATGGATTATACTGTACTTCTTTTTGTTGTTCGATGGGGTATACTTTAATTGAAGAGCATTATGAAGAAAAAAGAAAAAAACAAATAGAAATAAAAAAACAATACCAACAAAAACAATTAGAAGAATTTTTAGATGCTAACAGTCATAAAAGTTATGTAACGGAAACGTTTGAATTAGCACGAAATTATAAATTAACGACCATTGTAGAAGAAATGGAAATGTCAAGTTCAGATGAAGAAAATGGAGTATTATATAGTAATTATGATAATAGTTATTACACTGAAAAAATAGAACTTTTATAAAACATTTATATCCATAACATTATTTAAAATACAAATTTTAGGATGCGGATAATTAAACATTTCCCAATTATTATAACATTTTGATAAGTCTTTTTTTGTATCTGCTCCTGTCAAAACACCTATAGAAGTTAAACAATATGCATTAATTCCTTCTAACATATCATTTGTTGTATCACCTACTTTAATAATATGCCTTGAAGATATGTTATGTTTTTCTTTTAAATAATTAATCATATATGGTTCAGGACGACCTTTATGTACTTCTTCACTAGAAATATAATCATCAATAAATCTCTCCATATTTAATCTATCTATAATAGATTTTTGAATTTCTTTGTTATAACCAGTATTAAGTGCAATTTTGATGTTTCGTTCTCTAATTTTATTAAATAAATCAGGCATATCTGGATGCATTATTTTTATTTTTGATGAATCAAAATAATTTTTTTTAAGATTATCATTAAAATTTTCAGATAATTTTAACTTATAAAATTTATAAGTATTATTATTTATATTATATTTTGTAGAAAGAAAATGATCTAATACTTCATATTTATTTTTACCATGCCAGTGATGTATATCATCTTTTTTAACATCTAATTTAAAATCTTTCATTGTGCTATATAATGTGTTGTATACTATACCTCCTTCGTTAATAGTAGTACCAGCCATATCAAAAACAAGCATTTTAACATTGTTATATCTTAATTCTTTGTATATAGTTTTTATTAAGAGGGAATTCATTAATTTTATAATATTACTGTATTTATTATTTATATTAATACCATTTAAATAATACAACATAAATTTATTTAGATATATGCAGAATTATTTAAATAAAAATACTTTGGAAGTAGGGTTAGATGAAGCAGGAAGAGGGCCAATGTTCGGACGTGTTTATGTTGCGGGAGTTATTTTACCACAAGAAGATTTTAATTATGAAATGATTAAAGATAGCAAAAAACTTTCGGAGAGAAAAAGATTAATAGCAGCAGATTATATTAAAGATTATGCTATTGATTGGGTAGTACATTATAAAGATGAAAAATATATAGATAAACATAATATTCTACAGGCTAATTATCATGCAATGCATGAGGCGCTAGATAAATTATTGGTTATACCAGAACATATTATAATAGATGGAAATTATTGGAAGCATTATTGTGGAAAAGATGGTAACTATATATCACATACAACTGTAGTAAAAGGCGATGATAAATTTACATCAGTTGCTGCGGCATCTATATTAGCAAAAGTAGCGAGAGATGAATATATTTATAAGTTATGTAATGAATATCCCAAACTCGATGAATATTATAATATAAAAAGTAACAAAGGATATGGTGCAAGGGCTCATATAGAAGGTATAAAAAAATATGGAATAACAAAATGGCATAGAAAGTCATTTGGTTTATGTGGTACATCAAAAGTAATTAATGTTTAATATATTTAATTTATAAAATTGAATTAAATATATTAGGATTACTATAATTAATAGTAACTATGTCAAATTTCACGTATATGAATGACCCACATCAATCAAGAAATGGATTGAAATATTTGTTTGCGTATTATTGTCCAGAAGATAAATGTTGGGCAGTGCCTCCGAGGCGTTTTATATTAACGGAACATGAAAATATAAATAATTTGGGAGGACAATTTATTTCATCTATGTGGTGGAATAAAGAGTATAAAATGGGAGATACATTAGAATTTGTAGTTATGTCAGTAGAAACAAATAAAAGTTCTACTGATGTTGAAAAAGATATGAATAAAATAAAAAATCCTTTTCCGACATATTATGATTTGCCTCATTATTTAAAAAATGTTGGTTATTATGTTATGGATCAAACAATTATGATGAAATGTTTGAATCATTTGAAAGATAATAATTCTTTTGATTTTACATTAAAGTCTGTTACAAACCCTTTCCAGTCAATAACTTTGAATTTACATAGAAATGTAAATAATAATAATAGCATGTTTATTTCATGTCCTAGTTTTAGTCATATTCTTAATAAGTGTGTTTAAAATTTTATGTATTAGACGATAAATTAATATTAAAATTGAAATTTATTTTCTATATTTTTTAATTGTAATATATAATAATGAAGGTTTTAGTTTTTGATACAGAAACAACAGGACTACCTAAATATGGGGCAAAATTGCCCAATGTAAACCAGTTTCCTTATATTGTTCAGTTTAGTTGGCTAGTATATGATGATGCAACAATGAAGATAACAAATATTAATAATCATATTATTAGGCTACCAGAAGGTATGGAAGTACCAGAGGAAAGTTCAAAAATTCATGGTATTAGTACAGAAAAAATGTTGGAATCAGGGGAAGATATTAGAATGGTTATGAAAAATTTTCATGAAGCCGTGGTTCAAAGTCAAATTTTGGTAGCACATAATATAAAGTTTGATGACCAAATTGTACAATGTGAATGTATTCGACATGGAATTCCAAACTTTTTGAAAGAGTATACAACAAAAATTAAATATTGTACTATGAATTATGGTAAAGAAATTACAAAGATAGAAAGACCTAGTAAGTTTAAAAAGGGAGAAATGTATTTTAAGCCTCCAAAGTTGCTTGAACTTCATAAGCACTTCTTTGGCACAGTACCAAATAATCTACATGATTCAATGGTAGATGTATTTGTTTGTTTTCGATGTTTTAATGTTATGACATATAATAAAGATTTGTTTGATGTGAATACCCAATCAGAATTAGCAAAATATTATAATGATTTGACACAAATAAGTAATTGAAAATCTATGTTATAAAAAAATAAATTTATTTTTTAGATAATTTAAATATAACTTTAAAAGAATGACCAACTTTTTTTTTTATTTTTTTCTTTTTTTGGTATATTATAATATTTTTCCATAAAAAGATTCATATTTTGAGTTCCCATACTTTTATTACAACTACCACATATAGGTCTTAAATTGTTTATTGTAGAATTTCCACCATTAAATTCTGAAATAATATGACCACATTCCCATGAATCCATATAGTCAAGTTTATTTATTTTACAACAATAACAAAATGCTGAACTTTCTTCTTTATTATATGTTTTCCATACTTGCTTACGTAAGTTTTTAGGTATAGATTTTTTTCTTTTCTTTTTTTCTTTTTTTATTAATTCACCTGTTTTTTGTTTAATAATATCTTTAATCCAGTCATAGCAATATGTTTCATTTATAAAGTTATACATACCTAAATACATATTATCTTTACAACATTCTTCTAAATAAATATTTAATTTTTTTAGTTTTCTTATTTGTTTTTCATATGCTTCTTTGCTCCATCTAGACATTTCTTCATTTTTTGTAATAATAATTTTTTTTAAATCTTCTGCATCTTCTATATTGATATTAGATTCTGTTAGTTTCATATATAAAAATGCAACTGCTTCTTGGAATTGATTTTTATTTAATTTTGGACGGATTGTTTTTTTTTTAAGTGTCCATATATCAGGATATTCTGAAAAAAAATATTTACATACATTTTCAACTAAATTTTTATTAATATTTTCTGGAAATTCTGGTAATTCTGTATTTTTATTAATAATTTTATAATTTTCAATAAGTTGATTTTTATTATTTACTTTTACAATTTCAATTAAAACATTAAAATTATTATAATGATGTTCTTTATATAATTTATCCATTGCTTTAAATCTATGTTGTCCATCAACTAAATAGTTTTTACCATCTTCTTCACAATAATGAATATTTATACATCCTAAAAAATTAAAAGAATTTTTTCCACTCTTATAAAATTTATCTTGATATTTTATTATTTCTGCAACTTTGTTATCATCTCTTATTCTTTGTTCATTAGGTATAATAATTTTCTGATTCAACAAGTCTTTAATATTTATATTAACTAGTTTTTTATTATTATTTATAATGAAATTACTATATTCTTGGTTATACATTTAAATATATTTTAAAAAATATCTTTAAATTGATAGTATTAATTAAAACCCTCCTCTAAGACGCAAAACCAGGTGGAGAGTTGCTTCCTTCTGAATATTATAGTCGCTAAGTGTACGTCCGTCTTCTAGTTGCTTTCCAGCAAAAATAAGACGCTGTTGATCAGGCGGAATTCCTTCCTTATCTTGAATCTTAGCCTTAACATTTTCAATAGTATCCGATGGTTCAACATCAAGAGTAATGGTTTTTCCGGTCAAAGTCTTTACAAAAATCTGCATTATATAAATATATTTTGGCTGTAATGTTTAAGTAGATTTAAAAAATATTAAATAAGTTTTAAACCTTAATTGTAGGGAGATATATAATTTGTTTTGTTTTAGTTATTAAGACCCACACATAAGACAATCTTCATCATCTGACATTTTATCAGTAGATTTACGTAGTTCTGGTTCAATAGTAAACTGTTGTGGTGCTGCTTTTGCTTCAGTTCTTAAATAATATAAACCAGTTTTGAGTCCTTTACGCCATGAAAAGAAATGCATGGAAGTTAGTTTTTTATAGTTTGGTTCTTTCATCCATAAATTCATACTTTGGCTTTGGCAAATATAAGCACCTCTATCTGCCGCCATTTCAATAATATGTTTCATAGGAATTTCCCAAACAATTTTATATTTTTCTTTAATAAATTTTGGTATATAAGACAAGTCTTGAACTGAACCATTATTTCTAATAATATTATTTTTTGTTTCTTCATTCCAAAGATTTAATCCTATAAGATCATTAAGTAAATATTTATTAACACAAATAAATTCACCCGCGATAGTTCGTCTAACATAAATATTACTAGTAAATGGCTCAAAACATTCATTATTTCCCAAAATCTGTGATGTACTAGCAGTTGGCATGGGGGCTATAAGTAAAGAATTGGCTAAGCCATGTTTTATTATTTCTTGTTTTAATGAATTCCAATCATAATTAGTTAATTTAAGTTCAGATGAATCAAAATCACTCCACATATCAAATTGCAATAATCCTTTTGATGCAGGCGAACCTTTAAATGTAGAATATGCATTACTATTTTTTGCCATTTCTAAACTACTTTCAAGAGCAGCATGATACATTGTTTGAAATATTTTTTTATTGATTAATTTTGCTTCATCAGAATGAAAAGGAATATTCATCATAGCGTAAACATCTGCCAATCCTTGGACTCCTAAACCAATGGGTCTATGTTTTGAATTTGATACACCAGTTTTATCAGTAGGATAAAAATTAATATCTATAACTTTATTTAAATTTTCTACTATAATTTTTGTGACTTCATGTAGTTTCTCATAATCAAAAGTTGAACGCAGAATATCTAATGTATCTGTAAATCCTCCTATCTTTTTACCATCATCCATAAGTAGTGGTAGAGTTTCTACTTGAAATTCTTCTTTAAATGTATCAAATTTTGATTTTGTAATTTTAACTTCTTTAAATGTTATATGTTTTTCATTTAAAAGGAGTTTCATCATATTACACCATTTACAATTGTCTTTTGTATAAAGAGTAACATTAGTAAAAGGAGATTCTGTTTGTTTTACAAATTTTGAAAGTCCAACAGATGCTAGATTACAAACGGCAGTTTCATTTTCATCACTATATTCAACAATTTCTGTACAAAGGTTACTACTTTTAATTACACCTAAATTTTTTTGATTACTTTTTTTATTACAAGCATCTTTATAAAGTAAATAAGGTGTACCAGTTTCCATTTGTGAATCTAGAATTTTAAACCAAACATCTCTGGCAGAAATAGTTATATTTCCTTTACCTTCTTTTTCATATTTTTTATAAAGTTTTTCAAAATCATCTCCATAACAATCTGCTAAACCGGGACATTTATCTGGACACATTAAAGTCCATTTTTTGTTTTCACTCACACGCTTCATGAAAAGATCTGGAATCCAAAGAGCATAAAATAAATCTCGCGCTCGGGCTTCTTCATCTCCATGATTTTTCTTCATATCAAGAAATTCCATAATATCTCCATGCCATGGTTCAAGATATATTGCAAAACTACCATGTCTTTTTCCACCCCCTTGGTCAACATATCTTGCCGTATTATTAAATACACGTAACATAGGAACAATTCCATTGCTTGTTCCATTTGTACCGCGAATATGAGAACCTTGTGAACGAATATTATGTATATGAAGGCCTATACCACCTGCCCATTTTGAGATAGCAGCACAATCCGATAATGTATTGTAAATACCCTTAATACTATCTTTCTCCATAGCAATTAAATAGCACGAACTTAATTGTGGTCTGGGTGTTCCAGCATTGAAAAGTGTAGGTGTAGCATGAGTAAAGTATTTTTGACTCATTAAATCATAAGTTGTTTTGATTTTTTCAATATCTCCTAAATGAATGCAAACAGCAACTCTCATCCACATATGCTGGGGTCGTTCAACAACTTTACCATTTAATCTTAATAAATAAGCACGCTCAAGAGTTTTAAAACCAAAATAATCAATTAAGTAATCTCTATGATAATCAATAATATTATCAAGACGTTCTTTGTTTTTTTTTATAAATTCGTATTGTTCTTGTTTTATAATAGGATGATGAATATCATTAATATCTTTAAAGTTATACAAATCTTCAGTTACTTTATAAAATGATTCTGTAGTATTTTTTTGATGATTAGAAATCAAAATTCTACTAGCAAGTGTACCGTAATCTGGATGTGTAGTAATTAATGAGGCACATTGTTGTGCTGTTAGTTCATCAATTAAACTAGTAGAAATTCCGTTGTAAAGTCTATCACAAATTTTTTGTACAAGTTGTGTGTAATTAATATTAAGAGGAGATGTTGACAAATTTGGGTCTTTCCCTAGATTCTTGAGTCTTTTTGAGATTTTATCAAATGAAATAGCCTCTTTTTTTCCATTTCTTTTTATAACAATATCGTCTTCTACCATATTATACATATCTTACCATTCTTAATTTTTAAATCTATTATTTTCAATTTATATTATAAGTATTAAAAGTTGATTATTCATTAGATGATAGAAGAAAAGGATTTCTTTAAGTTAGATTTTAATTATAATATAATTTATTTATATTGGTACTTAAAGGATTTTAAGTGTAAAAAGACAATTTATTATTTTTGTGTTAAAACAATTTAGGGAAATTAAATATTGTTCTATAATATAATGAATTTCCAGACAGATAACGTTCAATGGACCGAGAATCTTGAGAAATTTTTAAAGATTTTGGGGGAACATTCTCTTTGTTTATCTATTTTGCATAAAGATAGTGAAGCTTATTTTAGTACTAAGGCGATGAAAATCGATCTTCCTGTTATTGTCTTCTCAACTCTTTGTGGTAGTTTAACTCTTTCTGCAAAAAATATTTTTGGTGAGGAAAACGAGAATAATGCACTTAAATTTGTGGGAAGTTTATCTCTTATTACTGGGATATTAGGTACTATTCAAAGTTACTTTGGGTATAATAGATGTGCTGAAAATCATAGAATATCTTATTTACAATATAGTAAATTATATCGTTTTATTCGAATTCAATTAGGTCTACCAAGAGAGCAACGCATTTTACCAAAGGATTTATTGAAAATTGTTGCGGAAAATTTTGAACGTTTAAATGAAATTAGTAATTTAATTCCTGAAACAATTGCTACAAAATTCAAAAAAAAATATAAAAAAGAAACAATTCATAGACCAGAGGTTGTAAATGGATTAGAACAAATTGAAATTTATAGACCTAGTGATGAATTAGTTAAACAAGTCGAAAAAGACGAATATATTAATGAAATACATGATGATTTGGAAATTCAGCAAGCATTATCAGAATTAAATAATAACGAAAATATGCTAAGTAAAGACAGTATGGCTAGTATGGCTAGTATGACTAGTAAAAGTATGAAATTAGAAAAACAAAATAGTTTAACATCTATTAAAGAAGAAAAAGAAGAAAAAGATTCTGATTTAAATTCTAATGAATTAAATGTTTAAAATAAAGAATTATATTATTAAACTAATTTTTTATTTATTATTCAAATGTGTTTTCTTTGAAATTATCAAAAGATTCTGTTCTTACTTTTATAACTATATTTTGTTCTAATTTACTAGTAACTTTTTCATCTTTTATTTTTTCATTTTTTATTTTTTTATTTCTTGATTTTGGTTTCCTATGGTCATATCCAGTTTCTCTTTCAGATAAAACTATATTCCATAAAGTTTTAAGTTCAGGTAAAATACTATTAAACCATTTTTTGTTTCTAGGTACTAAAACACATGAATAATCTTGTAAATGCCAATATATATTTTTTATATATGACATTTCTTTGTTTTTTTCTAGTGTTTTATCATACCAGAGTTCAAAATCATCTTCATTAATATCTACAGGAGGATATTCATAATGAGGTTTCTCGTTATTAAAGAACTGTACTATAATTCCTTTTCTCATACCATTTTCTTTATGTGTAAATGATGAACCATCTTTAAGGAACTCTTCTTCGGTTTCGTATTCTTTAAACATGGTTTCCAAAAAGTCACATTCATCTAAATCCCATACTTCCATTTGTATTTGCATCTGTACCCAGTATGCTTTTTCAGGTATTCCATCTAATTGTCTACTAGTAGGATTTTTAACTTCAACTAATCGTCCATATCTTAAGTTATTAGGGTCTATATTTATACCATCGGGGGATGCTCTGAGAAATTTAATTGTTTGATGTTTAATGCATCCAAATTCACCTACTTTTGTATCAAAATCTTTTTCATAATGCATTATAGATAATGGTTCATAACGATGACCATTATGACATGCAGAATTTATATTTGTTGAAAATTTTTTATTAAAATCAATGGGTTTACATTTACTTAAAATAAGTTGGTTTTGTTTTGCTTGCGTATCTAATGCTTTGTACAAATCACTTGCTGAAAGTCCTTCTCGTCTAAACTCAAACCATTCTTTACTTTGTTGTTCAGGTTGTTCCATCGATTCGTATTTTTTAAGTTTTTTTGTAAGTTTGTTAATATCTGGTTTATTAATAATGTTTGTATTACAATAAGAACGGAATACGTTATGCTTATGTAAATAAATTTGTATAGCATCCCATAAGGTTGCTTCATAATCTTCAATATTTATAAAGTAATCATCAATATCACTATATGTATGTTTAATTAATTTACATAATTCTTCAAACATAGTTACCTCAAAATCTTTTTCTTTATATTTTTTAATATTTGTATCGATATAATCTTCTATGAAATATTGTATACTTTCTTTAAAGTCATCTATATCTTTATCAGTAATATCTTTTACATTTGTTGGTTCTAAATTGTCTAATATATCTTTTAAATTTTCCAAATCATTAAAGCATACTGACATAAATATATATTATATAACACTATTAATATATATTTATATAATTATCAATTTTATTTGTATTGATATCTTAATCTAGTATTAATCTTCATTTTTTTTTGTTATCTTTGTTTTTGATGCCTTTGTTTTTGATTCCTTTGTTTTTGATGCCTTTGTTTTTGATTCCTTTGTTTTTGATGCCTTTGTTTTTGATTCCTTTGTTTTTGATGCCTTTGTTTTTGATGCCTTTGTTTTTGATGCCTTTGTTTCCTTAATATTTTTTACCTTTTTTTTATCTTTGCTACTTTTTTTTGCTCTTTCTTTAGAATGTTTTACACGTTTTGTTTTATTTTTCGGAGCAAGAGATTTTAAAGAACTAATACGTTTATCTTGTTTTTTTAACGTAAATCTATTTTTTGTTTTATTATATATTAAATTAATAATTGAAATAATTTTAAAATTTTCTGTATCATAAACTAAATCTTGTTTTTTATTTAATTTTTTTCTCTCCAAACATTGTTTTAAATATTGGATTAATTGTTTTTTTTCTTTGTCATTAATTTCATTTTTTTCTTGATAATCATTTGCAAAGTTTGTAAGTAATTTTATTTTTGTACCTTTATTTAATTTACTCCATGGTTTATTTTTATTTACTTCTTTATCTTTTGTAAGAAATTTTTCAATATTTGTTATATTAGGTATGGATTCAAATATTTTTGAATTATTATTTAAAAGCATAGTTTGATATTTTATGTTCTTAAGTTCCATACATTCATCTTCCATATATATATATATATAATAGAGAGTTTATATCTATTTTTTTTATTATAAATAAAATATAATAAAATGAAAACTATAAAAATAGTAGGTAAGCGTAATGTGGATGGATTTAGTAATGAAAATAAAGAAACTAAAAGGAAAAAAATTATAGATTTTAAAGAAAAAAATATAGAATCAGAATTAAAAAATAAAACTCAAATAGAATTATTAAATAGATTATATCTTGAAGAACATTATAATGGCGTTAAGTTTATGAAAGGTGAAGTGGAGAGAAAATTATCAAGTTATAAAAATCAAGATATTAAAAAAAATAAATTTAATAATCAAAAATTTATTTCATATGAACAGTGTCTTGAAAAACTAGTAATTAGTAAATTAAAATGTTATTATTGTAGAAATGATTGTCTAATTTATTATGAAAATAAATTAGAAAAACAACAATGGACACTAGATAGAATATGCAATAATATTGGTCATGAAAACGATAATATTGTTATTTGTTGTTATAAATGTAATGTTAAGAGAGGAAGAATAGATGATAAAAAATTTAAATTTACAAAACAATTAAGAGTTGTTAAGGGATTTTAATTAATAATTCTATATTTGGGGAAGTATCCTAATAGTTCACGTTTTCTAATATTTCTAGGGTTTTTATAGTATGCCATTTTATTTTTATAGTATTTTTTATATTTTCTTTGAAAGTTTTCTAGTGTATGACTTATTATTGCAAAATCTCTACCTAAAAATTTATAATCTGATTTTATTAATGATAATTTTAAATCAAAAATATATTGTTGGTTATACCAATCTATTATATTTGTAATTGTTTCATTTTCAGACCAAAGGTCTACTGTTTCCATTACAAAATATTTATAACGCATATATTTTAAATATTTTTCTTCATACGGATATATTCCATGAATATTAGGATTAAATTTCATTGTAAATGCTAATTTCATATTATATAATTATATACTTAAATTATATTAATTAATATAAATTAAAATCAATTTATATAATATAAATATAAATGTTTAGGACGTTTGTTGCTAGAACAACTCAAAAGAATTCTACTCAATTATTTAAAAAAAATAAAATTAATAAAAAAATTAAAAAAAATGTTAAAAATGAAAACATAAAAAAAAAAATGTAAACTAAATATTTCTGAACTTACTGATAAAAAATTAAAAGAAGCAAACAAAAATATATTTTTGTTATAGCGTTAATTTATATTATTATTATGTCATAATCATATAAATGGAAAATAAAGAAAAAAAAGTTAGATTTGAATCTAGATATACTTTTTATAAATGGTGTAACGGAGAGAAATCTGAAAAAAGTTCAAGAAAAAAAGAAATCTCTCCAGGTGAAAATATTGAACAAGAAATAGTAATTAAACATGAAGATAACTTTAAAAATAAAAAAGAAATATGTAGTGATAGAATTAGAGATAGAGATAAATTATCCAATGGAGTTGTTAATCCATTTATGGTCGAAAATAATTATTTAGATGATATTTTGAATCAAGATATGTATTTGCGACCTAAAGACAGTAATATTGAAAATAAGGGTAATAAGTATTTAAAGATGCCACATAATAAATAATTATATGTATTCAACTACAATTGGATTACCTACACAAAATAGTTTATTATTAAATAATTTAATGAAGTTTTATAGTGAAAATAATAATATGGAAAAAATTTTACCAATCATAAATGGACAATCTAAATTGTCTTTAAGATTAATTGATTGGTTTGCGACAAATTATTCAAAAAAATATTATACAGTTTATATTATTAAAAAGAAAAATGGTGATGAAAGAAGATTTAAAGTTTATATAGATTATAAGTTAAAATTAAAAGCGTATTCAAAAAGAAGATTTGATCCATTTTGTAGATGGGAGCGTATTAATATACCTTATAATGATAATACGGAAATTCAAACAACTATTGGCCAGTTGAATTTTTTTAGATGGGCTCTTGAAAATAAAATTTTAGATTATATTGAAAAAAATTTTGACAATATCAATAATGACCAACAAAAAAGAAATTCAACATCTAAAAAGAAAAAAATTAATAAAGATAATATTAAAACTAGAAAAAAACGTGAAGAATTATCTGTGAGTGCATCAAAAAGTATTAAAAAAGAAACTGTAGAAATTATAGTTGATTTTAAATAATTAATAATATATTTATATTTTATATATATATTATGATATTGCTAATTTTAGGGTTAATAATAATATGTGTTTTATTTTTTCAAATTTATTATATAAAAAAAAATGAAGAACCCTTTGTTGGTACTGTAAGTGAAATACAGGTAGATAAACAAAGGAATTTTTTAAATAAACAAGATAAATATTATGACGTAAGAAGTCAAGGGCCTGGCGCTGGACTTTTAGTAACAAAACCCGGCGTAAATGATTGGATGAAATTAGATAAACAAAAAAATCTTAAAAAATATACCCCCTCAATTGGTCTAGAAAGAAGTGAAATAGATAGAAAAGTAACAAATTGTCGTGCTTTAACAAAATGTGAAGATTTGGCTAATAATAATTGTGGTTACTGTTCTACTACCAAAGAATTTGATTTCGGAGATAATCGTGGTCCTAAAACTGATGTTTGTCCCAATAATATGTGGACAACAGAAGTAAGTAAGTGTCAAGAGTTACGTGAAAAAACTATTTGTTCTGAAGTAAAAAGTTGTGGAGATTTATACGGGGAAGCAGAAAAATTATGCGGATTTTGTCCAACAACAGGAACATCAATGGTAATGGAGAAAGTAGGAGATAAATATTTCCCAAAATATAAAGATGATGTATGCGGTGGTAGTGGGTTTGGATTAATTCCTGGTTCACAGTGTAAACAGTTTGCTAAAGACCACCCATGCATAACACCCTATTACTTATCAGGTCCTCATTCAGAAGACTGTGTTAAAAAATTATGGAAAAATTCTAATTGTTCTGATTCAAAACCATATGGTAAAAGTCCAAATGAATTAGGAAATGCTATTAAAATGTCTTACAAAGAGGCAGGTAGTATCATGAAAGATACTAATAATAAAACACGTAGTTTAAATTATTATACAGCAGTTGATAATAGTGATATATGTTATGGTAATAATGATAATATTGACCCATGTGATATGAAATATAATCAACAAGGAATTCCTCATTTAGTTTGTTTACGAAAAATATTTTTAGATGCAGGAGGAGTTGAAAAAGGACAAGGATTAAAAATGATGTCTGGTAAAAATAATTGGACCGGTGCTAAATCTCATGTTAAAAAAGTAAATGAATTAGCCGCCAATAGTTGGAGTTTATTTTCTACTATATTTGGTGGTTCCACTGATACAAAAAAATATAAAGAAAATCTTGAAAAAATTATGGAAAATATTAAAATGGCAGATACATTCCAAAAGCGTTATGATTGTTCTATGTTTATGTTAGGAGAAAAACCTCCCAAGCCTGAACCAATCAAATTTGGAGATGATGTCAATATTAGAGTAGACGGTTATAGATATGAAGGTGTTGTTATGTATATAACAGGAAATGATTGTCATATTATGTGGACAAAATCTACAAATGTAACAACACTAAATCGCAATGGTATGAGTATTGAAGAACAAAAAAAGATTTTTGGATGGCCTGAAATTAACCCAACCGAAAGAAAAGTTAAAACTAAATATCCTAGGGTTAAATTAAATAATCAAAAAAGTTGTTCTAATAATAAATCTGAATGTAAGATGACATGTAAAATGACAGTAAATGATTTAATGTATAGATTCCCTAGACCTCGTGATTGTATTGTTGGCCCATGGGGTTCATGGAGTGGATGTAGTAAAACATGCGGTGGCGGTGTAAAAACTAGAACGAGAAATGTTAAATATCCTGCAAAGTTTGGAGGAAGAAAATGTCCTCCTCTTAAAAACACAAAAGTTTGTAATACTAAACCTTGTTCAAGTCCAAATTTTACAACACAGCCAAATTCAGGATTTTATGATAACAATAAATTAAAAATCGTAGCAGGTAAAAATTCATGGACACCTCCTAAAGGTAGAAAATTAAAAGAATGTGAAGCAGATTGTGATAGAGATAGTGACTGTGCAGATGGATTAAAATGTTTTCAAAGAAATGGTAATGAAAAAGTTCCAGGCTGTGAAGGTCGTGCTGTAAAAGGATATGATTATTGCATTCCTAAAGAGAAATTTATTAAAAATGTTAGTGTACGTGGAAGAAATAATCCTAAATTAGGTATGTGTGAAGGGGATTGTGATAGTGACAGAGATTGTCAAAATGGACTTAAGTGTCACCAAAGAGGTAGAACAGGTAAAGTACCAGGATGTGCCGGGACTCCAAAACCTTATTGGGATTATTGCATACCTAAAGTCTAAGAAAGTTATATGATATGGGAAAACAATATTTTGTAAATTATTCATCGTGTAAAAGACATAATAGTGGATGTTGTTCGTGGTGACAAATTACATATAAATCTGAAGAAAAGTAGCAGAAGTACACAGTGGACTCAAAGAGGACTGGTAATAGACAATATAAATTTTATAAAAATAATAAAAATATTAATATCTTATTTTGAAAAAAAATAACATATTAATATAATGGATACAATTACTGTATTTAAATTAGTAATAGGAAGTTTATTTTTAGGACTTATGATTTTAACAGGTTATTACAATAATGAATCTTCATACAAGGTTGTTCTAGCAACAGCAATAACAGGTGGGTTTATTTATGCGGTAGGCCAATTACCATATGCATTTTTAGTTTTATTGATTTTAAGTGTAATATTGTATACATATGTAAACACTGGGTCTATAGAAGAAACATTAATGAATGGTTTATTATTAGCATCTGTATCTATTTTATTAGGATTATTTGGTGATTTAGATTATTTTAGTTTATTTAGAAAAGTTAGTGAAGGGTTTTCATTAAATCCAAATAGAAAATATGATTTAGTAAGTCATTCTATGACTGCCATACAATGTCAAAATGCATGTCAATCTAAACCTCATTGTAAATTTTCTGTATATCCCCGTAGTGTTAACAGTGGGGGTAGAGGTAATTGTTGGAATACAAAAGGTTATGATAAAGACCAAATACTTGGAGGAAATATGAATTCTGGATATTCTGCATGGCGCAATAAATATTATGTTCCTAAAAAACAAGTTGTTAGCCCTTTCCACTTAAGATGGTATAGTAGATGGCCCAATTGCAATAATGTTTCGTGTGGAAGAGGTACATTAAAACAATTCAAAGAAAAATGTTCCGATAATAAAAAATGTGATGGTTTTAGTTGGACAAAAGGTAAAAATAGTGATTCTAGTAGAGGTTCAGGATGTTTAAAATACAGTTGTAAAGCATCACAAGAAGGACGCAATGGATTTGGTTATGGAAGTCATGGTTATTGGGCAAAAGGAATTGGCGGAAAAAAATGTGATGAAAGAATAAGAGGATGGAGACAAAACGGTTATAGAGGATGTGCAAATAAAACTGTCTCGGGAAGGAAATGTCAAAAATGGACTGTTCAGTGGCCACACCGCCATAGTAGAACACCTTGGAAATATAGAGGTAAAGGATTGGGTAATCATAATTATTGTAGAAACCCTGATGGTGAATCTGGTGGCATATGGTGTTATACAACTGATAGACGAAAAAGATGGGAGCATTGTAAACCTTTATAAATTTTATTTTTAATAAAATAATCTATAAATTTATTTTATAGACTATTTATATTATGAAATATATCTTTTTAGCAATAGTTTTATTTTGCGCATCAATACTAATATACATTAATTATTTTTATAAAGTTCCCAAAAAAGAGGGATTAACTTTTAATGAACAAAAAAACAATTTAATTAATCAAGATAAATATTATGATAATAGAAAATTTCCTCAAACTGTTCCTGGGGGAAATGATGATGTTAAATTTGTTGATTTAAGTTTAGATAAAACAAAATTAGTTGATACAAATCCATCTGCAAATGTAGTTACAAGTGAAATATCTAAAAAAATAGAGAAGTGTAGAATTATTGATAAAAATAAAGATTGTAGTTTAATTGCCGAAAATGACTGTGGTTATTGTTGGCACACTGATAAAATACAGTATGGAGATGCTAATGGACCCAAGGCTGATGTATGTCCCAAAAATGGATGGGTTCCTCCCGGACCTAGAGCAGCAAAAGAATGTCAAAAGAAAAAAGAACGAGCATTATGTGCAACTATGACTGATTGTGGTGATGCTACTGGGGACAAGTCTATATGTGGCTGGTGTCCCTTAACAAATAAAGGTGTTCCTAAAAAAAAAGCACCTAGTGGTAAAGGATGGGTTGCTAAATATTCTGAAGATAAATGTGATTGGAAATCAAAAATGGGTGAAATATTGGGTGATACTGCGGAATTTAAAAAATGTACTGATTTAAAAACAAAATTACCTAGTCAATTTGGTTCAAGTAAAAAATGGCATGATAGAGATGGTAAATATTGGAGTTGCGAAAGATATTCTAAAGGAAATAATTGTAAATATTATGGAAATGGATATGCCTATCAGGGTTTAACTGGTAATAAAGCATGTTGTGCTTGTGGAGGTGGAGAAAACACATTAGATTTTCCAGGAGATTTGATAGAACCTAATTTATGTGAAAAATTTAAACAAATGTTTCCATGCGTTGGTCCAAATATGTTTACTGGTCCACATACATCCGTATGTTTGGACAGTTTATGGAAGAAAAGTGGTTGCAGTGGTGAATTAAATCAAAGAGTAACTGACCAGCAAGATTATAATTGGTGGAACAGTCATTCTTATGGTGATGCTGTGAGAAATATGAAAGGTTTTTCAAAAACTGCTCAAGAATCAGCCAGTTATACTGATGCTAATATAGCCAATAAGAAATGTTTTGGAAGAAATGTTGACCCATGTGAAGATAGATTTAAACCTAGACCACTGGAATGTTCAAAAAAAGTTTACAGACAAGCAGGTCTTAATCCAAAAGGTAAATTAGAACCTGATAATGTAAATTCATGGCCTAATGGTTGGGTAGGTGAGAGTTGGAAAAAAGGACAAGGGGGAGGTTGGAGTATAGGACAATTTTTTCGTTCTTTATTATCGTATAAACGTCAAAATATTAGAGATAGTGTTAATCCTAAAGCCAATTTTGATAGATATATGCATAATAATATGCTTGTAAGAGGTGAATTCCCACAAATACCGTGGGAAAAACCTTGTTGGAAACAATTTGTTAATATGATGATTTCTACCGAATATATTAAACTTGAAGGTACTGGTAATTTAAGTTTTGTAGGAAATGGAGGAGGTGGTTTTAAATCAATACTTCCTCTTGAAAATTCTTCTCAATCAAAATCAGGTGTTAAGAAAGGAATACATTGGGTTGGAAATTATGAATTATCTAAACAAATGTATGAAAAGAAGTATTTTCCCTTTTGGCAGTTCGTTAAAATGAATAAATCTATTTGGAATTCTCGATGGTCTGATTTTAAATCTTTGATGTCAAAATCACCATCTGTTCAAACAAGTGCTAGTAGAGTAAATGCTAGATGGTTTGGTTGGAGTCCTACACAAGCAAGGGGTAGAGGTGGATTACAAAAGGGGGAAGGAGATTGTGATAGTGATAGAGATTGTGCCTCTGGATTAAAATGTGCACATGATAAAACTAAAATACCAGGTGTTAGAAATACTGGTGCTATTAAATGGGGGCGTGATTTTTGTTATGACCCTAAAGATTCTATATTAGATGGTACTGATATGTTGAAATTTTTAAATGGTTCGAATTTTGATAGAATTATAGAAACAGAATCTAATTTAAATCAAGCCAATAAAAAAGGTACATTTTATAAAAGTGGCAATGATAGAGTTTTAACTAAAAATGCTTATATGCATGAAAATTTTCCATATTGGACATTTATTAGAAGGGCATCAAGAAGTTAATTTAATTTTATTTTAAAATAAAGATAAATATTATATTTATTGTATCATATTTATCTAATGGGTGCTCAACAATCAGTAAAAAAAGTAACTTTTGAAGATATACAATATCTATTAAATAAAAATAATGAATATTTGTTAATAAATACATTAACTAAAAATTCTCAAGATGTATTAATTAAAAATACAGTTTCTATCAATGATGAAGAAAAATTAATAAATCATTTTATGAATAATAAAATAGATGTAAATATTGTTATTTATGATAAAAATGCAAATGCACCTAATTTAATGAAAAAATATGACCAATTATTAGGATTAGGATTTATTAATGTTTATATTTATCCAGGGGGATTATTTGAATGGTTACTATTACAAGACATATATGGATTTGAAGATTTTCCTACAACAAAAATAGAACGAGATCATTTAAAATATAAAGGAAAATCTGTATTTAATAGTTATTTACTTACAAATGATATAGATTAATATAAAATTGAAAATAATTTACTTAATTAAAGACAAATTACTATACTAAACATGGACCTTGCACAACAAAAACTTACCAAAAAGGAATGGGAATTTTTAGAAGTTCCTGTAAATAAAAATGAACAAAAGATTTTAGAACTTATTTATAATGGTTTTAATAATATAAAATTTACAAGAAATGAAACAAATAGTTTAATGCTTTACTTAAAAATAGGCACCAACGATGAACATTTTCATTATTATTTATATGAAATGTATTTTCAAGAAAAGATTAAAAAAATTATAAAAAAATTTTCATTGGATTGGAAAATTAAAAAAAATAAAAAAATGACAAAAAAACTTACAACAGCAAATTTAATTAGAATTAAAAACAGTTCTAAAAAAATAGAATCAATAAAAAATGAAATAATTGAATTTATTTTACTTGATATAATTAATAAATTTTTGAAAAAAAATTTTTGTTCAATGTATTATTATTCTATTTGTGATATTATGAAAAATAATATTAGTTATATTAACAAATATATTAAGAATTTTGTTTATTTTATAATTGAAAATTTTAAGGATAATATTAATAAAACAAAATTAGTTAAAACTGCATATAATTATATTGAAAAAAATAAGATTATATTTAAGTATAAGGATATAGAATTATATCAGCATCAAAAAGATTTATTTACAGTTTTAAAAAGACAATTTGCCAAACTTATTTATTATCAAGCCCCAACGGGTACAGGAAAAACAATTTCTCCTATTGGTATAGCAAGTAATAAAAAAGTTATATTTACATGTGCTGCAAAACATATTGGTCTTCAATTAGCAAAATCATGTATATCTATGGAAATTCCAATAGCAATTGCATTTGGATGTGAAGATGCTGGTGATATTAGGTTACATTATTTTGCAGCAAAAGATTACATAAAAAATAGGCGTACTGGTGGAATTTTTAGAGTAGATAATTCAGTAGGAGATAAAGTACAAGTTATTATCACTGATATTCAATCTTATTTACCAGCAATGAATTATATGTGTGCATTTAACAATGAAGAAGATATTGTTTGGTATTGGGATGAACCAACTATTACATTGGATTATGAAGAACATGAATTCCATGAAATATTAGAAAGAAATTGGAAACAAAATAACATACCAAATGTTGTTCTTTCTTCTGCTACATTACCTGATAAAGATGAAGTTTCTTCTATGAGTAGATATTTTTGTGAAAAATTTAAAAATAGCAATATTTATCAAATCAAAAGTTATGAATGTAAAAAGTCTATTCCAATTTACGACAAAGATGGTAGTATAATTATGCCTCATTTATACTATAATAATAGTAAAGACTTACGAAAATGTGTTAATCATATAAAAAATAATTTGACTATTTTACGCCATCTTGATGTAAAAAAAATGGTAGACTTAATTTATTATGTAAATAAAGAAAATCTTATCCCTGAACAATTTAATATAGATAATAATTTTGAAAATATTAGTGATATTACTATTATGTCTTTAAAACTCTATTACTTAGATATATTATCATTATTGAGAAATAATTATGATCAGGTATATCAATATTTTAAAGAAAAATATAATAATAAAAATAAATCATTTATTAAATTAACAACAAATGATTCTCATACATTAACAGATGGACCTACTATATTTATTTCAGACAATGTTAAAAAGTTAGGATTATTTTACTTAAAAGTATCTAATATTCCAGAGAGCGAATTAGATAATATATTAAAAACTATAAAAGAAAATGAAGTATATACAAGACAATTAGATAAAGTTGAGAAAGAAGAGCAGCAGAGATTAGATAAATTGGGAAGTGAACAATTAGATAAAGATCATTCAAAAAATCAAAATAGTGATAAATATAAACAACAAGAATTATATAGAAAAACAGTAAAAACTTTAAAAAGCAAAATAAAAACAATAGAATTGAGTCCAAAATATCTACCTAATAGCAAACAACATATAAAATTATGGGCTAATGATAAAAATACCGAGGCTTCTTTTACAAGTGATATAGACGATGATATTGTAACTGAAATAATGTATTTAGATGATATTGATAAAGCATACAAAATTCTTCTTTTAATGGGAATAGGAGTTTTTATGAAAGATATGAATAAAGAATACTTAGATATTATGAAAAGTTTGGCAACGCAACAAAAACTTTATGTTATTATTGCATCTTCTGATTATATTTATGGTACAAATTATCAGTTTTGTCATGGTTATTTAAGTAAAGATTTAGAAAATATGACACAAGAAAAAATGATTCAAGCATTTGGTAGAATTGGAAGAAAAAAAAGTCAGTCTGATTATACAATTCGTCTTAGAGATAATTCGTTGATTGATAAGTTATTTATGGAGGAAGAAAATAAACCAGAAGTTATAAATATGAATCGTTTATTTGGATTTTAAATACTCTTTCATACCACCTTTAAAATCCATTAAATTAACGAATCCTTTCTTTAATAATTCAATAGCAGAAATTTCACTTGTAGTACATTTATTATGCGCACAATAAACTATTATAGGTACTTCATATAATTCTAATTTTTTTGATTTGATAAGTTTATTTATTTTTGGATAATTTATTGAAATAACATCTTTAAACCAACTAAACAACTCATTTTGTGACATTTTTTTTATTTGTTTATATGGCAAATTAAATGAATTTGGTATATGACTTTTTGCATAATATTCATATGGTAATGTATTAAGCAATACGGCATCTCCGGCTTTATGTATTTGTTTTGTTTGTTGCAATGATAAGTTACAAACAATAACTTTTGTATATACAGTAGGTAACCATTTTGCATGTTGATTGTTTGAAAAACAAAAATGTATATGTCTATAAAAAGTTTCTCGTTTAGTTTTACTTTTTTCAATAGTACTATAAGGTTGTGGGCAATTAAAATAAAGTGTTACATGGCCTTTTTGATTTACTTTTGTAACTCCATAATTTTTAAAATTTTTATATGCTTTTTTTGCATCTTTTATTAAAATATCTTTTTGTGGTTCAGCACCCCAATACAAAATAAATTTGTTTTTATTTTTCTCTCCAGCATTTAATATTAGTTTCATATTTGTTTTTTGTTGTTTATATGCTTTTATTTTTGCATTTTCAATAAAATTACTAACATAATCAGTTTTTTGTAACCATTCAGGTAATTTTTGATTATCTGTTTTTATTATATTTTTAACATCAACTCCATGGCAAGATGCACAAATATTTTTCATATATAATTATAAAATAAAAAAAATAATAATTATATAAATTTTATTTTTTTATTATTTTATTTTTTTTAAAGTAAGTAAGGATAAAACTCCATAATTTCTTGATTATAATAATAATCACTACTGTTCATTTGAGGTGTTTTTTTATCATTTGTTGCGTTTTTTGTTGCTTTTTTAATTTCATTTGTTGTTTCATTAGTTTCTTTTTCATCTTTATTTTGAATAACAATTTGACATGATTCTGCTCCACAGTGGTCATGATTAGACCAGTTGCTATTAAAATCAATGGACTTTTCTCGTGTAAAATCATTTTTAAGGTTATCTGAAACGATGGCTCCCCATCTACCCAGTGGTGTGGATTTACTTGATTTTTTGAAAAATCTTAGCATATTATTTTTTATACTTATTCTTCTTTATTTTTTTCTAAATCAATTTTTCTACATCCTATTTTTTCCATCTCATTTTGGAGGTTTTTAATAGTATCACTACTATGTGTTACGTATGCATCAGGATATATTCCATGTACAAAAGCAAAAAAAGATGCCTTTGCAAATTCTAAACTTAAAAACATAGAAAACTTCATATGAGAATAATAAGTTAAACAAACTTTTTTTGGATGTTCAAACATTATATTTGTATTTTAACTATATAAAAAAAATAACATATAAATAATTATAATGAATTCAAATCAAATTACGGCTTTAAAACAAATTTTTTTAACTTTTGATAAAAATAATGATGATTTATTATCAAAAAAAGAGTTTAGTTTGTTAGCAAAGAAGTTAGGAGAATATTTTACAAAAAAAGAACTAGAAGTTGCAATCTACCAATTAGATGTAAACGGTGATAATAAAATTTCTTTTAACGAGTTTTTATCTTTTTTTAATGAATAAAAGTATTCCAAATATTTTCTGCGTATTCAATATATTTTTTATCATAAGCATATATTCTATAAATATATTCTTTGAAATTTTTAGGTTCCATAAAACTATTGTAATGTTCCAAAGTAAAACCATGTAATATATTTTTGTTATTGAAATATATTACATTTTTTAATGGATTATTTCCATTACCACTAATAAATCCAATTGTAAATTTATTTAATCCTGTATTTTTAATGTTTTTATCTTCAAGATTTTTAACAACTGATTTAATTTTTGTTTCGATATTTTCAATATTTTCTAGACTATCAGAATTATCTGTGTGAAATACAACTTTCTCTCCAACTAGTTTTGGAAACAACCTCATATCTAATTGTTCTCTAAGACTATTAAGATTTTCATTAGAATGCATATAAATAATCATATCACTGCTCATTTGTAAACAATTTTTATCTTCAGAATTATCTATAATTGTAGTAAGAATATTTTTAATGATAAATTCACAACTTTTCACGGCATGATGATAATATACTGTTTTGTGTAAACGATATCTAGTTTCAAACAACATAAGAATATCATGTTGGACTTTTTCAGGCCATGCTAGTTGCATTTTACCGTTAAGTTGGACAACTCTACACATAGTCAAAAGTCTATCATAATTAATATTTTTACTGAATCCTAGATGATAACTATCTCTCTGTAGATAATCCATTTTGTCAACATCCACTGAACAAACTTTATTTGCAACAATTTGATAAAGATAATTATATTTTTTTTCACCTTCAGGATTTATCATATTAATAATAATATCGATTTCTTCTATAGAAAGAGCAATATTATACTTGTCAATCATACTTTTAAAAATCTTAATACCACGTTCTTCATGTTCAGGTAAACCAAATTGTTCCATTATTTCATCGTACATATGACTGAATGGACCATGACCTATATCATGAACAAGACCTGCAATTTGTACTAATTCAACTAATCTATCCGTAATTTCAAGTTCTGGTTGATTTTGTTGTAAGTGTTTTATCATAATTCCAGCTAAATGCGCAACACCAATTGAATGCTCAAAACGGGTATGATTTGCACTAGGATAAACTAAATAAGCAGCACCTAGTTGACGCAAACCATGTAGCCTTTTAAATTCTGGAGTATCAATAATTTTTTTCATTAGAGGTGTAATGCCTATGATACCGTGTATTGGGCAAAATATCTGTTTTGGGTTCATTGTATATGTTAAATACTTTTCATTTAACATATAAATTTTTTTCAATTTTATCATGTAATTACTCTGCTTGATCCACTAATTCTTCATAAGAGTCATTATTTTCTGCGTCATTATTTTCTGTATATTTTTTATCTTTTATAAATTTTTTTTCTTTTAACAACAAATAAATAGTAGGTATAGATGCTATTTCTGAAAATATAGCAGAAACAATTGCAATATCTATTTGAATAATTACTAATTGCAATGTTAATGCTGTTCTTATAGCATTTAGCATATACATAATATTTGCTTGTACCTGTAGTTCCCCTCTAGTGAATCCTTCAATCTCTTTTTTATCTGGATTATAAATATTAAAACTTAATATAGGCATTCCTAGTTCATTAATAAATACTTTACACATTCTAATGGCTAATATATATACAAGTAAAATTGCGTATCTACTCCAAGTATTAATTTGAATAGATATAATTATTAAATCTTCTTGAGGTCCAAATCTGTAATATGTACTCTTATTATTTGCTAATAAAACAGTAGGTATAACAACACTTATAAGTAGTAGTAATTGTCCAAAAATACATATTTTTAATCTTTGCTGAGGAGTCATAAATTATATCTATTGATTTATTTAAATTTATTTAATTATACAATAATGTGTTATCTCTAGGTTTTTCACCACTTATACATATACATCGTGCTAGAACTAGTGTTAAAAATTCTCCAAACATATATAAAATAAATGTTAATGTGGATTTTTCTTTACCAAAATTTATTTGAAACACATTTTCTACAATAGCATAATAAATCATTATATTTGCAACAATAATGTAAAGAAGTGACATCCAATAATTAATATTATTTTTGCATATAGAACTATCAAAAAATCTCTTCATAATAATTATTTTTGTAAGTGTTTATTTAAACATGTTTGATATATGTTATGGTTTAAATATTACGATTAAGTATTAAAATAATTTAATTTTAAGGTTGTCACTATAAATAAGATAAACACCAAATACAATAGCAATTACGCCAATAATAGAATTTTGTGTAATTTTCTCTCCTAAGAAAAGAACAGAAAAGATAACATTAAAAATAAGAAGAACTCCTTCAGCAATAGGGGTTACAAAAGAAGAATTGTATTTTTCAAGTAAATAATAATTGGCCATAATTGCTGCAATAGCAACTACACTAACTATAGTACCCCAAATAACAACATCTTTGAAAAAAAGTTTTCCATTATTTTTGTATACTTTTGGAAATCCATTGAAATAGTAATGTTGAATTAAAAAAGGAATTGCAATAATTCCACTAATTAAATATCTAAAAAAAGAAAAATAATAGTGACCAATTTTATCGACTGATATTTTTTCTAAAATAGGTTTAAATGCCCATCCTCCACCATTTAATGCGAATAGTAATATATCATTCATAATATATATAATTGATATATTAAAATTAATTAAATACTAATTGTTTTGATATGTAATATGAATTATTTGGTAATCATTTCATTAGTTTTTGGTATGACTAGTGCGGTTTTTGTTATTTTGGGGTTTACATATGAAAGTTATAAGGTATTTAAAAGTAAATCTAGTGAAACTTTAAGTTGGGGGTCTTTATTATTACAGGTTGTGGCTGCTATTTCTGGTGCAATATGTGCAGGTATGAATTGTTATTTATCAGGTATTGAAAATTTACCTTTTTTGTTGACAAATTCAAGTATATTACTGAATCTAATAGCGTTAATAGTAATGAAAAAAATATATAATTGAGTTTTTAAATTTTATATATTATTAAATAATACATAAAATGAAATATTATAGTTAAAAACTTAGTTGGAGTATGCAAGACCACCCATACCACTCATAATGCGGAGTACATTGTAGTTAGTGGCGTAGACACGGACCTTAGCGGTCTGGACACCACCAATGGCGGCAGCAGAGACGACGAGCTGAAGAGTAGCGTTGTCGATTCTGGAGAAATTGCAAGTTCCAGATGGCTGGTGCTCCTCAGGGCGGAGAGCGAAAGAGAAGACGTTAATACCAGTGTCGGGGTGACGAGTGTGGTGCTGGTATGGCTGGACAAGATCGAAGTAAGTACCTTCGCGTTCAGAGAAGCGGTCCTGACCGTTAAGCTGAAGTTTGGCAGTAACGACTGGGTTCTCACCCCAGCAGTGCATGTTGAGGGCAGTCTCGGCGAGGACAAAGACACCAGCATCAGAGACACCGTTTCCAGCGCCGGCAGCGGCATCAAGACCAGAAACATCGCCAGAGACGGCGGCGTTTCCATTAGCGGCAGTGTTGCCATCAGCACCACCCTGTGCGGCGGGGTCGGCGAAAAGACCAGTAGTAGTATCAATTACACCAGTAGTGGCACTCTGGTTACGGGAACCGTAAGCGAGGATTGAGTTAGGGAGAGCATCAAGGGCATCGGTGTAGTTAAATGGCTGAGCACCGAGGGCCTGGTGAAGAGGACGCCCAGCGATGAAAGAATCACAGTAGGCGACGTGAAGGTCAGGCTGGACAACCCAGACAAGTTCCTTGCATGGGTGGTTGAAATTGAGTTTGACCTTGTTGGAAGATGAACCGATGGACTCATCTCCAGTGAACTGAAGTTGCTCAATGAGGTACTCATGAGGGTTCTGGGCCATGCGTCTGCGCTCATCGGTATCAAGGAAAACGTAATCGACGTAAAGAGAAGCGGCTACAAGAGACTTAGCGTAGGCGGCAGAAGCCTTCTGGTTATTGGTAGAACCACTACCGACAACGGAGTTAACAGCGAAAAGGCACTCATCAAGAGGGCGGAGTTCGATGTTAATCTTGACCTCGTGGTACTGGAGGGCAATAAGGGGAAGAGCAAGTCCTGGGTTACGGCAGAACCAGAACTGAAGAGGGACGTAAAGAGTCGTCTCAGGGAGAGCGTTACGAGGAGCGCAGACAGCCTCGGGGACGTTGTTAGCACCGCAAGCAGTGGCAACATCGGCGAAGGCTCTGTCGGTAAGGTAGGTAAGCTGAGAGGTCTGGCCAATCATCTTGTGGTATCCGGCCTCCTGCTCACTGGTGAGAGTAAGTTGGTTCCAGATGTGCATCCAGTCACCGTACTGACGGTCGATGCGCTGACCACCGATCTCAACCTCAACCATAGAGATAAGCTGCTCACCGGGGTAATCAAGCCAGCGGGCAAGGCACTGGTTGGAGCCACCAGATGCGGCACCATCGTCCTGGTTGATTTCAGGGAGAGTAAGCTGAAGGTATGTTCTGTAGGCAAGGTCACCATTTCTGGAGACAGTGCACTGGACACGGCGACCGAAATCGGCCTGACCGTTGAAAGTCTGTTCAATTGATTCCATAGCAAAGTTAGTATGACGTCTGTAAGTTACCTTCCAGAAGGTAATCTGAGGATTTCCTGTAAGGTACACATCTTGTGCACCGTAGGCTACGAGCTGCATTAATCCACCACCCATTGGTTATAATATTGCTAAAGAAAAAAAAATTTTGTAAAAACGACAAATTACCGAATTAATTTATTGCATAATTTTATTTATATCGAAATTTTCAGTCATAAAATGCTTTAAATACTCATCTAAATAAACTTCTTTTTTACCCTCATGATTTTTTTTAAAAATATATGAATTATTGTTTTTTTTTACAGTCCATCCTTTTTCTAAAGAATTATAAATAAAAACCATTTTTTGCAAAGTTATAAAATCTATTTTTTTTACAGTGTCATTATAATCTATATCAATGTCCATATTGTATTGTTTTTAGAAAAAATGTTAAATTTATTAACATAATTATATTATTATTAAGCTTGTTGTCCATTTTCTCTAAATAATATTTTTTTTTTGCGCTAAATAAAATTTTTATTTGTATTTACTAAATTTATATAATGAAAGTTTTTATTGAAGTTTCTAAAAATTCAAATTTAAAATATGAATTTGATAAAAAAAATAATTGTTTAATTTTAGATAGAGTTTTGCATAATACAAATGTTTTTCCTTACAATTATGGTTTCATTCCAAATACATTATCACCAGATGGTGACCCTATAGATATAATTATTTTATGCGATTATGAATTAATTCCTGGATGTATTTGTGATGTGAAGGTTATTGGCGGTATTGATACAAGTGATGAAAGTGGTCAGGATGATAAAATTATTTGCGTTTTGTCAGATAAAATAGATAAACAATCAAAATATATTTCAGATATTAATGATATTAGACAGTCAACCATTGATAACATTGTTTATTTTTTATCACATTATAAAGAAGGGGAATTAAATAAATATGTCAATATTGGAGAGATATACAACAAAAAAAAAGCATTAGAAATTATCAAAAAATACTCATTATAATATATTTAATAAAATTTAAAATTAAATATATGTATATGATATTATGAGTTGTAATGAAATTGACGTGAAGTATATTTTTGATAATTTGTTTGATTATGTAGTAATTAGATATAGAGATACTTTACCCAAGTATAATATAAATGAAGATATAGATATATTAACAAGTAATATTCAAAAAAACATTAATATATTAACTGATATTTATGATAAAAAAAATTTTAAACATAAAATTATTCATATTAATAAGTATCATATTCAGGTTGATTTAATAAAAAATAGACAAAGAATATTAAAATTTGATTTTTATGAAAAATTTGATTACAAAAATTTTTCTTTAGATGATAATATTTACAGATTAATTTTAAAAAATAAAATACATAATAATGTTGCATATGTACCTTCATTATTAGATGATTTATCTTTGCGTTATTGTGAATATATAGAATATAAAAACATAAAGAAAAAACAAAAACATTTAGTGTATGTTAATAAGTTTAAAGATAATTTTTACAGAGTAAAAAAAGGTGAATATAAATCAAAATTTAACTATTTTAATACATCAACTATGTATAATAGTATTATTATTTGGGGTCATGGAATAGAATATATGGATGATATAATTGATAGTTTAAGAAATAATATTGATTGTGACATATTAAATATAAAACAAATTAGTGTTAATAATATTAATGATTTTATAAAAAATTGTTATAAATTAGAAATGATAAATAAAAATCATATTGTTGCAAAAACTAATTATTTAAAAAAAGTTAAACCAAATGTTATACATATATTAATAAAAAATTATGGTGTAAAATATAAAAAATATGGTTCGGGAACATTTGAAGTAATTAGTGATGAAAATTTAGTAAATTGGAAATGGAAAATCAGAGAAAAATTTAATCCAAAGCAAAAAAATTTTAGAAGAAAACCATTAAGTAGAGGTATATCTCATAACCATGTTATACATTTAACCGATACAACAGAAGAATGCAATGAATTATCTAAGTATTGTTTAAATAACTTACCTAATTATTTTGAAAATAAATTTAAAATTGTATATATACCTTGGCATTTATCAGATAGAAAAAAAATTACAATTAATAAAAAAAATATAAATGATATAAAAGTTAAAGTTATTGGTGCAGGTAAAGTAAATATAATAGATAGTCCAGTTTATCAATATGTTATTGGTAATAAAACTCCTTATATAAATTATTGGAATAAGAATAAAGGAAAAAAACTACAAGATGTTCATACTCCAAAAAATTTTGACAACTTAATTAATACTTTTAAGCCTGATAAATATAATTATAACGACAAAAATTTAATAATTGTAACATCAGATTTGATTGTATTAGATGGTCATCATAGAATATCTATTTTAAAACACGCAGGAATTAATAATATTAAAGTATCTATATTTCATTAATAAAATTAATATTATAAAATTATAATATAAAATTATAATATTAATATGTTATCAGTAAATTATTGTGGTGGATTAGGAAATCAGTTATTTCAAATATTTAATTTGTTATCACTTTCATTGAAATATAATAAAAATATTATTCTTGTGAATAAAAAAATAAAAAGGAAAACTTATTGGGATAGTATATTTAAAGATTTAAAAAAATATATGGAATCTATTAATGAAAAATTTTATACATACAAAGAAAAACATTTTCATTACAAAGAGATTATATTAAATTCAAATAATAACATTATTCTTCAGGGTTATTTTCAATCCTATAAATACTTTAAAGAATATGAAAATGATATTTTTAAAATAATTAATTTATACGAACAACAAAATTGTGTGTGTAAAAAATATAAAATATATAATTTTAATAATCTAATTTCTTTGCATTTTCGTTTAGGGGATTATAAAAAAAAACAAAAATATCATCCTATAATTTCAATGGACTATTATATAAATGCATTAAAAATGATTTATAATAAAACTGATGAAAAAAATGATGTTTTATGTTTTTATGAAAAAATGGATAAAGATATTGTAAAACAAAATATAGATATCTTAAAAGAAAATTTTAAAAATATTAATTTTATATTTATTGATACAGAAATTTTAGATTATGAACAAATGTTATTGATGTCATTAACAAATCATAATATTATTGCAAATAGTACATTTAGTTGGTGGGGAGCATATTTAAATAGAAATAAAGACAAAATAGTAACATATCCATCAATATGGTTTGGACCTGCAAATGAAAATAAAATAACAAGTGATTTATTTCCTAATGATTGGATTAAAATATAATTATAAAAAAATACTCATTATAATATATTTAATAAAATTTAAAATTAAATATATGTGGTTTTGTTAATATATTAATGCCCAATTTTAAACCAAAGGCAAATAAAAAAATTAAAGTAAACAAATCTTCAATATTGACTTTGGATAATCAACACACTGATAAAATGAATGAATTTCATAAAATAGAAACAAAAATATTACCAGAATTAAAAAATAAAAAAAAAAATTTAAAACAACAACTAAAAAAAATAACTAATATAGAAGAAAAATTAAACATAAAAGATAATTTACGGGATATTAAAAAAAAAATAAAAGATTTGGAACAAAAAAAAAAGAACTATTTATTAGATAATTCAAAACTAATTTTTCCTTATTTTGAAAAAAAAAAGCAATTATCTCAGGGAAAAAGTGAAACAAAAAATAAAATTTTGCATAATTTTTTTAAAAAAGATAAAAATGTAAAATTAAATAATGAAAAAAGTGAATCTCAACAATTTTTAACAAATTTAAATGAAAATATGTTAAACATTAATAATTATGTTATTGATTATTTTGAAAATTGTAAATGTGGTGGAGAATTTATTCATATAGATTATAAAGGATTGGTTGTTTGTAATAAATGTGCAATTCAAAAAACTTATTTAATAGAGCATGAAAAACCTAGTTATAAAGAACCTCCCAAAGAAGTTTGTTTTTATGCTTATAAACGAATTAATCATTTTCGTGAAATTTTGGCACAATTTCAAGCAAAAGAAACAACCCAAATTCCTGACGAAGTTTTTGAGAATATTAAAAATCAAATAAAAAAAGAAAGAATTTCTTTAAAACAAATGACAAACAAAAAAGCCAAAGATATTTTAAAGAAATTAGGTTATAATAAATATTACGAACACATTCCTTTTATAAAAGATAAATTAGGAATTAGACCACCTGTTATGAGTCCAGAGTTAGAAGATAAACTATGTAATCTTTTTATGGAAATTCAAAAACCTTATGCGAAACATTGTCCTGATGATAGAGTTAATTTTTTGAATTACTATTATGTTCTTTATAAAATGTGTGAATTATTAAATGAAAGTAAATTTTTGCCTTTTTTTCCTATGTTAAAAGACCCAGTAAAAAGAATAGAACAAGACCAAATATGGAAAAAAATATGTAAAGAACTTCAATGGGAATTTATACCTACTATCTAATATTTTAAATAGTAAAAATATTAGATATTTATAATTATTTAACCTTTAACAGGTATTCTAGACCAATCGTTTATAGTGAGATACTGTTTATTTCCTTCATCTAACGCGTTAAAAAATGTTTGCAATAATTGTGGAGGCATTCCTTTATTTCTTGTACTTGGATTATTATTGTATTCAGTGTTAAATTGCTGTAAAGCATAAAATGATATACCGGGTGGTGCAATAGCAGATGCTCCTTGAGAACGTGTTAATAATTCAGGATAATTATTTTTTAGTATTTCCAAATATTTTTTACCTAAACGGTCATTTTTAATTGTTCTTAAAAATGTCATACTAATATTTGATTTATTTCCTATACGAGTTGATTTACCAAACATTGAATATTGATTTTGTGGCAAACCTGCGCCATTTTTCAAATTAGACATAGATGTGTAAACTCCTCTCATAAAATTTCTTGCTTTTTGTATTTTATTACCTCTTAAATTAATGTTTTCCATTATCCATGGTAATCTTTTTCCTGGTTGGGGTGTTATCTGTTGTATAGGGAATAATGCCCTGAAACAATTCCCATTATTACTATTGTAAACATATGCTTCTAAATGAGAAACATATTGATATGTTTCAGAACATAAAACAAATTGTGCTAGATTATGTGGAACATAATATCCTCCAACATTATTTGGGGCAAATGTTTTATTTTTGTTAAGTGTACTGCATAATAGTTCACCTGCTTTAAAAGTACTATTTCCATTTACGTTTAAATTTTGTGGAGAAATTCCAATTAAATTTGCTATATTTGCATAATCATCTACATGAGCACGACTATTACTAGGTCTTCCACCTACAGGGTCTCCTGTTAAATTATCAGTTTCAAATATAATTGATGGTGGTAATTTTACTGGTGAACTAGCAATAGCGCTATTTCCTGTAAAATCAAAATATGCAAGAACAACTACACAAATTTTACCTCTGCTTTTAATTTTTTGTGCAATTGATTCATCATTTGTTTCAGAACCATGACTTCCTGTAGAATAACTACATGCAACCCTCGGAGATAAAGACCAGAAAGTCTCTGAACTATCGCCACTTAGTCTTCTAAACCAAATATCCATATTAAATTGACCTTTATTAATATCCATAATATATGCTAATTCACTTTGGTTAAATGACATACCTCTCGCTAACACAACCTTGGGTATACTATGTTTTATATTTGGTTGAATGTTTGATTGTAATGATTGGCCTACTATACTAGACATAGCATTATTTATTCCAGAAATTTTACTTTCAAATAATTTTGGAGCAACGCTATGTAAATTAAATCCATAAATTGGAGGTGCCATACCTATATTTCTGTTTGAATCATTAGATTTTATCAAAGAAATTTCGGCACCTTGACCTCTAACAGCCTTAATATGGAACCATGGAACATCTTCATTATGACTGTGAACCAGAAATTGACTTCCATCATTTTTTTTAAACATATAATGTGCTATATGAAAAAATAATATGTGGTTGTCTAATGAAATCTTAGCCTTATTTAATTTTAATATATAATGAAAAAAATTACCTGGAACTTTAAAAAAAATTCTTCTTTCAGTATTGCCTTTTGAACAAGGGACACCTTTTATATTTAACTGGTCTATTCCTAAATTTGTAGGACCATATGCATCACATCCAATATCATCCCATGTCATACCTTTTCTTGTATAATCTCTAGGATTATTGTTAAAATTAAACAACTTAACAGTAATTGTAATGTCATGTGTACCAAATAACATAAAATTATTTGTTTGCCATAAAATGTCATTGATTGTTTTACCATTTGTTCTTGCATAATTTAAACTTTCTTGTAATATTTTTTGAACGTTTTCATTTACTAAATCAAAATAACCAGCATCGGGTGTTTCAAAATTAACTCTAATTAAAAATCTAGGATTATTTTGTGCATCATTTGCTATTTGTTGTGCAATACCCTGACTTCTTCTAGCATTAGAGTTTCTAGGACCCCAATTTCCTTGAGGTGGCCATCCACCTTTTTGTAATTTTTTTTGTGATTTTTTTTTTGGTTTTTTTCTTTTTATTTTTCTTTTTGTTTTGGTATACCTTTTTTGAAAAGGTATTTTTCTAGCGCGAGTTTTTTTGTTGTAATGTTTTAAATGTTTTTTTTTATTTTTCTTATTTTTCTTTTTACGCGTGTATTTCATTAGATATATATATATATATATCTAAATATAATAAAAAGATAAGTGATATACAAGTATATGATAAAATTTATAAAAAGATATAAAAATTACATAGTCGTCTTATGGTTTTGGTATTATTTTTTTTTACGACACATTCATTATAAAAAAAATATAAAACAAATTTTATTTTACTTTTATAAACTAACACCAAAAGGGAAAAAATATATAAAAGATAAACAAAAAAAAGCACTAGATACAATAAAAAAAAGTGTTTTTAAAAAAAAATGGAGAAATAATTTTAATAAATTAAATCATTCAGGAAAAGAACTAAATTTTATAAAAGATATTGTTAAAAATAGAAAAGTCAAATTAAATCATAAAATTTCAGGAACAATTTACAGTAATAAAGATTATCATAAAAAAATAGCAGGATATATGTATGATTTATATATGTACAGCAATCCACTACATACAGATTTGTTTCCTGAATTAAATAAAATGGAAAGTGAAATTGTAAGTATGGTAGGACATTTGTTTGATATGCCAGAAAATGGCGGTGGTAATCTTACAACAGGAGGTACTGAAAGTACTATTTTGGCTATAAAAGCATATAAAAAACATAAAAAAAATACCAAATGGATTGATAGACGATTGGAAGTTTTGACTACGAAAACCGGTCATGCAGCAATAAATAAAGCATGTGAATTATTGGATTTAAAATTAGTTTATGTAAATTTAAATAATGATTTAACTATGGATATAACCGATTTAAAACGAAAAATAACATCACGAACTTGTGTTGTTATTGCATCATATCCTTGTTATCCTTATGGTGTTATAGATGATGTTAAAAATATAGGTGATGTCTGTACAGATTATAATGTTCCATTGCATGTAGATGCTTGCTTGGGAGGTTTTATAACACAATTTGATGAAAATTTAAAATTAAGTTTTAAAGATAATATTGATTCAATAAGTGTAGATCCACATAAATTTGGTTATGCACCTAAGGGGTCATCTTTATTACTTTGGAAAGATAATGAAATTAAACATAATCAATATTTTATAGTTGAAAATTGGACAGGAGGTATTTACGCTAGTTGTTCATTACCGGGAAGCAGAGCAGGTGCGCAAATTGCTACAACATGGGCAATAATGATTTATAATGGATATAACTATTATAAAACAATGAGTGAAACTATAATTAAAGCAACAAAGAATTTATATGCAGACATTATTGATATACCTAGTTTTAAAGTTATAGGCAATCCAAATGTAAATGTAGTTGCATTTTATAGTGATAAATATCCGTTGAGTCAGATTATAGATGAGTTTCAAAAACATAATTGGAATTTAAATATTTTACAAAATCCAATGTGTGTACATATTTGTATAACACCGTATAATTATGAAAAATTATATGAAATAACTGATATATTAAAAAATATAATAACTCAAGAAGTTAGAAATGAAACAAAAGGGTTAGTTTCTATTTATGGAATGGCTGAAAAAATACCCAATAGAAACGTAATTTGTGAAATTATTGAACAATATTTGGATTTAACTACAAAATTATAAATTTATATATTTTAAAAAATAAAAAATATATAAATAATTAAAGTTAAATAATATAAAATGAAATGAAGATACATCCACAAAATATTATAGTAGAATTTACAAATAGAAATAGAGAAGATAAAATGTGTAGAATTTGTTATGAAGAAGATGAAGAAATAAGTCAATTTGTATCACCATGTGCATGTAAAGGTACTATGGCATTTATTCATGTACATTGTTTAAAAAAATGGATTGAAACAAAAAATGTATTATACGATGATTATAGATGTGAACAGTGTAAAGAAAAACTAACATTACAAAGAACATATAAAGAAGAAATATTTACATTAGATTTTTTTTATGATAATTGGTGTATTTATTTTTTTGAATATATATTGTATGCAGTAGTTGTATATCTTTTTTCTGTTTGTTTACATGTAGCAGATGTAAATAATAATTATAAATTTATTGATACATTTGACCCGCATAAAGATAAGGTTTTACTTGACCTTATAAAAAATGGAGGTCCATATAATAAAAATTTAAATATAATTTATTATGTTTCGTTGTCAAATTATTTAATTTCTATGGGGTTTTACTTAACTGTTTTTAAATAGAATAAAATTATTTTTCAAAATAAATTTTTTAAATTTTTTTATAACGTATACAATATCGTCTTCTTTTTTTCTTTTTTATTTAGTTTATCTTATTTTTGGTGACAAAATTGCAGCAGAAATGTTTATAATTACTTCTATGTTTTTATCTATAATGAATTATCCTATGTTAAAAACATATGCTTACAATCACAATAGATATATTGTATTATTAAATAATAAATATAATGATATTCATATAATGAATGTAACATTTAATCCTCTTAATAGAATTATAAATAGAAATATAAATATATAGTTTCTAGAAATTTAAATAAACACAAATTTTAATATAATTTTAAATAATTATATTAAATTTAAGTTAGGATATTTGTTTATGTATTACTTACATACGGGGGAAACCAACAAGGTTAGCACCAATACCGAAACCGGCACCACTGCGGGCTGAGACAGCCATCGATGGAACATATGTATCAAGAATAGAGAAAGTAGCAGCGGCGGTTAAAGCAATAAGTGCAACTTCATCTAAGTTAAGAGATTTCTTAGGGATAGCATAAGCGGCGATGGCTACCATGACACCTTCAACGAGATATTTAACTGCTCTGCGGACAAGTTCTCCTAAATCTAACATTTGTGCTAATTTCTGAAGCATTTATAAATATAATTAAGAAAAAAATATATATTATTTATTAAAACTTAAAAAATAAATTTTTATAGTATATTATAATGTCTAAAAAAGGTTGTGAATATAGAATTAACCGTGATGGTACCAATAATCCTAAATATGTTGACTTGTTGGAAGAAGATAAACCAATTTCTGGACAAAAATTTGTTTGCGTTTCTTTTGTTTCTCCAGAAAATGTTTTAAGAGAAAAAAATCACTTTTTTTTTGAAGAGTTCCTAAAACATTATGATTTCTCTAAATCAGTTCAAAAATTTTCTCAGTTTTTAAATTTTGTTGCATATAAATATAATATGGATTTTGACAAAATCATGGAAGATTTTCAAGAATTTTTACAAAGTGAAAAAGATGAATTTCCTAAAAATTATGTTAAGGATGAATATAATAATTTCTTAGATGCAAATGAAGAAAGATTAGATGGCGAATTTAATAAAGCATATGAATTCCAAACTAATGTTAGAGGACTTAAGGTAAGAGGGTCTTATTCTACTCAGGCTGAGGCTGAGTTTAGATGTAAAATGTTAAGAGAAGTAGATCCAAATCACAATGTTTATGTTGGACCAGTAGGTATGTGGATGCCATGGGAACCAGAGGCTTATAAGACTGGGCGTGTTGAGTATTTGGAAGATGAACTAAATCAGTTGATGAGTGAGAAAAATAAAAACGAATCTGCTGCCAAACAAGAATTTGAAAAACGTGTATTAGAAACAAAAAGAAAGGCAATTGAAGAAAATATCAAAAAGGCTAAAGAAAGTGGAAACAAATTAACACAAAACATTAATAAAGAAGGAAATTTAGTTGGTATAAATAATACTATTGAAGAAACATTATCTCAAAAAGATAATGTAACATCTGCTGATATTAGAAAAGAATTGTTTGAAGGTGATGTTGTTGAAAGAAATTCTGCAGTACAAAATGCTATTGACAGAGGAATTTTACCTAAAGAAAATGTAAAAATAGATACTGATAAAAACTAATTTCATTTATTTTTAATATTTAATAAATAATTAAATATTAAATTATTTTTAATTTGTATAAATTTTATTTTTATTACTTTTTAAAGGTTTATCTTTTTTAAATATGCAATATTAACAATACAACTATCAATTATTTTCCAATCGCCAAAAGGTGAAATTTTTAGTCCAGATGGTAATGTCGCACCAGTTACAGTTGCTTTTTGAGCAACTTGACTAAAAATTAAATCATTTTGGTTTGTTAATTTTATAATATTAGGTTGAGGTAAAATATATTGAGACATTATAATCATTGATTGTACTATATTTTTAAACAAGTATTTAGTTTAATTAATTAAATATTACTTTTAAAAGTCTACTACAAAAAGATTGATTATCATTTGTATCAATATCTGATTCATCATCGTATTCATCTTTTTCATCTTCTGTTTCTTCTTCAGAATCACTAGGTTTTGGAGAATCTGGTATTATAGGCTTTGGAGGAATGATATCTTTATAATCAACACATGCCCATATTTCCCAATGTTCGCCCCAATCTTTGTAATGATATATAGCATATCCGTCTTCATTCCATCTATCTCCCCAACTATTTCTAATAATAAATCCATATTGATTATATCCAACGATTGTCATAGCATGACCTCCTTTAAGTGATTCATTATATTTTTGTTTCCACATTTGGCCTGAATAATTATATACGGGAAATCCTATAATAGCAGGACCATTTAAAAATAATGACATTTTTAAATCTTCAATAGTATTTATTCTGGCATATGAATCTATTATATTTATTACGGCTTCACCGTAAACTTCAGGAGGAATATCATCTCGGTGTTGAATTTTTCCATAAGGATACATCTTTTCTGGACATATACCATGTTTTTTTAATATTTTCATAACATCTCGTCCATACATGCCTGAATCATTTTCAATGTCTTTATCATATTTATTTGAACGTAAATTATAAAAAAATTGTGGAGAGAAATATTCACTGAAATTATAATTTTTTTTTTCTTGCCATTCTTTCATACATGCAACACTTTGTGCATAACATGTTCCTTGTGAACCTTGATTACGTACAGGCATTAAATTATCACGTAAATCTAATGTTTCAGGATATTTTAATTGATTATTATGTATAAATTCTGTTTTAAATACATAATCACGCGTGTCTAAGGGCGATTCTTTAAAATTTAAAATATGTGTCATTATATTTTAAATTTATATTTATTATTTAATATTTTTACTCAGTAGATTTAATATTTTAATATCTATTTTTTTAAAATAAAACGAAATAAAAATGAAAATATTATATCAGAAAGTAAAAGTAAAGAAGTTATATTTACATTATTTTTAAAAAGATAAAATGAAGATAAAAGATAAAACATACCATGTACATAACGTGTCTCATGCCAAAAAACTTTATTAACTTGTAATTCATTATTAGAACCTGTTAAACCTTTGTAAATAAATCCTAAGCCCATTATAAGTAAAATACTTGCACAAATCATATTTATTTTTGTGTTTCTTTTTTTGTTAAGATATATAATTAAATAAATCAAACTTAAACGTACAAAAATACAAATGAACCATAACGGATGAATTTTCATTTATATATATAAATATAAATTATTAACATTTACCATCTATTTTTTTTAACATTAATTCTAGGTCCTTTCTTTTGTGCTGTAGGATCAAAAGTTTCTTCATCATCATCACTATCAATATCTTTTGACAATTCCCAAAATTCTTTTGAACCTAATTTAAAATCTCCATGAGAGGTTGCTTTATACCAAAAAATTTGGTCTTCTAATTTATTTGATTTTGCATTATTTGAAACAACTAAACATTCATAATTTTCTGTACATTGGTCCATAACTTGACAAAATGATTCAAATGTTGGAAACATACCAGCATAATTTTCATAAATGCGTTTTCTATTTGCAATGTAAGGTTCTCTTAAAATAAATGTATAATCAATATTTGTACGCAAATTAGGTGGGACACCTAATGGATACTGCATTGTAATAACAAGCATGATTTTCCAATGTCTACCATTCATAAAAAGTAAACGCATTAACTTGTCGCGAGCCCAACTATTATCATATAAACAATCATCCAAAATAACAAAAGTTCTAGGATCAATGTTTGAACGTCCATATGCTTCTTTTTCTTTTTTCATCTGTTTCATAACTATTTTCTGTCTTTTTAATATATTTTCTATTATTGCAGTATTATATTCATCATGAATAAATAGTTTTGGTACCATATTACCATAAAATCCATTCCCTGCTTCTGTACCAGAAATAACAGTTCCTATTGGAATATCTTGTTGATAATATAAAAGGTCTCTAACTAAAAAACTTTTTCCTGTATCACGTCTTCCTATCAGAACAATAACAGGGCCTTGGTTTTCATTTGGTTTAAAAGTAATAAATTTCATATCAAATTTTTTCAATTCAAGATTCATTATATAAATTTATTTGTTTTATTTTTATTATATTTACGCATAAATTAGTTTAAAAATATAAAAAAAATTGTATATAACAATTAATGTTCACTCTTTATTATAAAAAGAATAACAACAAATCAGTTTTTGAATATTTAGAAGAAAATGGATTTCAAAATGTTCAAAATTACTTTCCTTTGCTTTCGAATTTTTTTCAACTAGACGAAAATAATTGTAATAAAATAAATTTAAATCAAAAATTTTCAATAAATAATATTGAAAATACTGAAAATAATAATAATTTTACTATTATTTGTCAAGATGAAAAAGAAAATAAGAAAAAATTTAATTCATTTTTTAAGTTTTCGCCTTTAATTGATCCAGTTAAATTTATGGTTGGTAAATATGAAAAAACAAAAAAAGAAATAATAGAAACTTTACCTAAATTAAATAGTAATGATTGTTTAGAAAAAGTTAACGATAAAAATAATTCTGCTTATATAGATAGTTTTTTTTCATATTTATCAAGTCAACTATTACATAATAATGGATTTTGTCATGGTTTAGATTTTTATGGAACATTTACCGCAATTCAAAATAAATTTGTTTGTGATATTTTAGATGATATTGAATATTTACACGATTCTAAATTTTTTCATAAAAATAAAGATAAACTATTTGAAACAGATAATATAGATTTTGAAAGATTTTTAGAAAGTGATACACGAAAATATAAGAAAAAAATTAATATTAATAAAGATAATGTAAAAATAAAATTAGATATAATAAATGATAATCAGTTTGAAGATGTATTTGAATTAACTCATGAAAATATTGAAAAACATAATGAAAATTTAAATACTGAAATATGGAAATCTGAAAATACTGAAACTAAAAGTGAAAAAAGTTTAAAAAAAACGGAATCTACATGTTCATCTCGTTCTTCTAATACAGATGATGAAGAAGAATTAGGAGATAGTGAAGAAGAAAGTGATTTTTCCGATTATTCTTCAACAAATGATTCAGATGAAGAAGAAGAAGTTATACAAGCATATATAAATGATTTTCCGGTTCAGATTATTTGCTTGGAAAAAATGGAAAATACATTAGATTATTTAATGGAAACAAAGGGTAAACATTTATCAACGCGTGAATGGAAATCATGTTTATTTCAAATATCTATAATATTGGCAACATATCAAAAAGTATTTGATTTTACACATAATGATTTGCATACTAATAATATTATGTGGAGTAAAACGGATAAAAAATTCATTTGTTATAAATACGATAATACATATTATAAAGTACCAACCTATGGTAAATTATATAAAATAATAGATTTTGGTAGGGCAATTTATCGTTTTCAAGACAAAGTTATATGTAGTGATAGTTATCACCCAAAGGGAGATGCTGCTACACAATATAATTGTGAACCTTACTTTAATGCTAACAAACCTAGATTAGAACCTAATAAAAGTTTTGATTTGTGTAGATTAGCATGTTCTTTATATGATTATTTTATGGATGAAGAAGAAGATGAAGATAAGATTGAAGATCCAGTTGCAAAATTAGTTGAAGAGTGGATTAAAGATGATAAAGGAAGAAATATTTTGTATAAAAATAATGGTGAAGAACGTTATCCAGATTTTAAATTATATAAAATGATTGTTAGAACTGTACATAAACATGATCCAGATACTGCAATAAAAAAGATATTATTTTCTAGTTATATAGCAACAAAAAAGAAAGTCAAAAAATTTAAGGTTATTAATATAGATAATATGCAACCTATGTTTGTTTAATTTTAATATTACTTTAAAAGCAATATTAAAATTTTAATATTAATTAAACAAATATATTATATTTATTTGTATTTTTTATTTATATTTTTGAATATTTCTTTTTAATAAACATTTTCGCGATGCTTTTGTTCATACGCCTTATATCCCTCATAATCAAAAAGAGTATAAAGAGATGCAGGAAGTTTGGATAGACCAAATACTCCCATAAGAACCAATTGAACCCAATTCATTACTCCTATTGCATGACTACCAATTATATTTGCGGGTCCAAAATAAGCAGCGAGAAGCCAACGAGCGTAAAGTTCACATGTTTGTGCATGCATTCCAGGCGTAGACGCTGGTGTATCTAGCCATCTATGTACTGTATAATACAAAAGACTAGCACAAGAAAGAAGTGAAACACTTAACAAAAAATCTCTTGATGGTCCAGTTGTACTATCGCAAAAAAGAACCACTAGAGAAGGTATATAAAATGAAAGCCACATTAATTGACCGAATCGGTAACCCATCTTATTATCAACAAAATACAAATTATCCATAACTGGCATGATATAATTCATTTTGTTAAATTTCTTTTAAGTGTCTTGTATAAATATTTAACAACCCTAACATCGTTTCATAATTATTCCTTGAATATCTTTTCCAAATGTTTTCTCTCCAACTTTTTGAAAACCATTTTTTTTATAAAAGTTAATGGCTCTTATATTATCAGATTTAACATCTAAATAAAATATTGTTTTTGGGTTTAAATTTAAAAAAGTTTGAAAAATTGTTTTTGCCATACCATTTCCTTGATTTTTATTTACTAATTGATTTATTTTAATTTCTCCTTTTAATATTGAAATATCTAAACACATTTTTGTTTTTCTTTTATATTTTGTCCATGTTAAAACCACACCATTTTCATAAATAATTTCATTTTTTTCTATTTTTTTAAACAAACGACCCTTTAAAAATCTAAAATAACCACCCGGAAATATATTTGGATATTGTTTAAATATATTTATAATTTCTTCAACATTTATGATTTTAGTATTAGTTTTAATATCCATTATAATTTTATTATTTATAAAAATAATAAAAATAAAACTAAAAATAATTAAAAATATTTTATTTTATTAAATTAAATGAGTGAACAAATTAAAAATTTAAAAACTGGCGATTTGATTTTGTTTAATTATAAAACCAAGGGTTGTTTTGGATGTTTTACTAAATTAATAAAGTGGGGTACTCATAGTAATTATAGTCATATTGGAATGATTTTACGTGATCCAACTTATATAAAACCTCATTTAAAGGGTTTATTTGTATGGGAATCTAGTTGGGAAGGAAAACCAGACCCTCAAGATAATAAAGTAAAGTTAGGAGTACAAATTACTCCATTGGAAGAAATTTTACATGAATATCAAGGAAAAGGTCATGTATTTATACGACCTGTTATTTGTAATTCAAATACGTTTAATAATAGTATTATGAAAAAAATACATGATGTAGTTTACGATAAACCATATGATATTGTACCTAAAGATTGGATTGAAGCATTTTTTAAAAAAGATAGTCATCCACAAAAAACTACTAGATTTTGGTGTGCTGCATTAGTTGGATATATTTATACACAGGTTGGAATTTTAAACAAAAAAACAGATTGGAGTATTTTAACACCTTGTGATTTTTCTTTAGATGGAGAAAATTTGATGTTTATAGACAAAAATAAGTTAAAAAATGTTGAATATAGAATTTTTTAAACAAAACATTTATGACAAAGTTGTTTTTCTGCATAAATAATTTCATTTGATAATTTATTACAATTTTCACATTTTATATATGAAATTTTATCAAATAATCCTTGATATTCTTCATGTGTTCCTATAATATGAAATATAGTACTTAAAACTATATTTTTTATATATTCTTTTGTTATGGATGCTAGACTATTTTCAAAACATAATGTTAGTCCTTTTATTGCACCTTTAACTGAATGTATCATCATTATAGAAGTTTCATTAGACCATTGTTTTTCTTTTTGATTTGTAAATATGAATAATCTTTCTTCTAAAAAATCTTTCAATGTTTTTATAAAAATAGTATTATCAGTAATATTATTTAAATTATCTTTTATTTCTCTCCATATTTCTTCATCATTAAGATTTTCTGTAACATGATTTTTAACTTTAACTTGAAATCTTTTAACACTATGAAAATAGTCAAAAATATCTTTAAATATAATAACTGGATGTCGTTCTTTTTCTTTTAATAATATAATTTTATCTAAATAATCTTTGTCATATAATGTTTTGCATGTTATTGCTAATTTTTCCATACTATATTTTAATATATATTTAATAGTAAAATATATTAAAGTTAAAATTCAGGAGTATTTGTAAAAACTTCAGTCATTTTTTTTCCCATTGATGAACTTCCAAATTGTTCCATAACAAAGGTTCCTAAAAGTACACTTAAGTATACTATAAGTGTATCACGTGCTAAAATTTTTAGTGGTTTATTTTCTTTTAAAATGAATCTCATTTCAATAAAACGAAATAATAAATAAGATACTGCAACTGCTACAGCGGTTAAAAATACAGAACCGTTCATTTATATTATTTTAAAGAATAATATAAAAAAATATACGCATAATATTTTAATTTTTTATTAATTTTTTATTAATTTTTTATTAATTTTTTATTAATTATTTATTAATTTTTATTACTTAGGTTAAAACTTCTATATCGTCTAAAATATTAGGTTCTAATTTAATTTCTTTATCTAAACTATGAACATCTAAAGTATCTAGATTCAAAGATGTATCTCCCATAATTGTTAATTTCTCCTCATCATCATCATCTTCTTCTGCTTCTTCTATTTTTCTTCTTTCATTTTGTTCCTTACTTATTTTTTCTAATCTTTCTATTGTCTTTGGTGCACTTACTTTTTCACTTTTATTTGTCCCCATATCTAATACAGAATCATTGTCGTTAAATGACAATCTATTAGGAGTTGGCGGAGGATTTTTCATTGTTTCTTTTTCAGGTAAAGAAGAAGCAACGGTTGCAGAAACCATTGAATCAACTGTATTTTTAACAGCATCCTCTGATTTTGGTGTTTCAATAATAAGATTAATATTTTGTGCTAAATTTTTATTTTTCTCAGTTTTATCTTCACACTTATTATCAGATATTTCTTCAGATTTGTTATTATCTGTAACTGTTTCTTCTACAGAATTTTTCTTTAATACTGGTTTTTCAACATCTACTGTTTCTATTTCTTCTTTTGTTTCTTTATCCATTATTTTCTGATTTTTCTCTAATTCCTCTTCTATCTGTTTTGCTACATTTTCTTCAACAGTTTTTTCTATGGTTTCCTCAATTACTTCTTCATCTACTGTTTTATCAATGTAAGCACGTAAAATTTTTTCAATTGGCATACTATCTCTAATTACTTGTAAAATACATTCATGACAAATAATTTCTATTTCTCTATTATTTTTTTGATAATCTAATGGTAATAAATTTTTTTCAAATAAGTAAACATTTGAATATAATTTCCTTGCAAAATTAATATAACATTTATGAATAAAACTATCTAATTTTGGAATATCAATATCTATTTTTTTTTGTTTTTGTGAAACTCTAATACTTGTTAAAATTTTAAGTTGGGTTATATGTACACAAATAATCAGATCTTCTAAATAACCACACCCGCTAGAAGTTAAAATTCTGTTTTTTTCTTCTTCTATAATTGTTGTATTCCACTTAGGAACTCTTGATAAAAAATTTTGAAAAGTCATTAAATATTTTTCTTCTTCTTCATTTAAATCACATAAATTACACGCTTCTTTAAAAATAGACCTTATTCCCTCAGTTATTAAAGGTGTTAAAATTGTAACTAATCTGGAAGAATATTCATTTTTTGCTTCGGATAAAACATTCACATTATAGTCATCCATTTAGTTATTTAATATATTTTCTAAATCTATGTTTTTCCGCATAAAATATAAATTTAATATTTTAATCATTAATAATTTTTCATTTCTAAATTCTGTTCTTATTATGTCAAAGTAAACTAAAAAAATATATTTGTTTTCATTTTTTTTATCTTGTTCAATATATTTAATTATATCTAAACAATTATATCCTTTATCATACAATAATTCTACTAAATTGATACATGTTTCCATTGATTTAAAATTTTTTTTTTCTAATAATTTTTTTTTAAAATAGGTGAATCTTTTTGTATAAAATTCTAAATTTTTATATTTTTCTTTTTTAATAGAATATAAACTTTGTGTTTTTTTATTTATTGTTGGTAAACTTATATAAAAATTACAAAATCTAGATAATATTGGTTTTAATAAACCATTTTCATTTTCTATTATAATAAAAAATCTTGTAGTATGACTAAATTGTTCTATACATCTTCTAAGAGCAGATTGTGCATCTGTTGTTAGCATATCAGCATTTAATAATACTATACTTTTAATTAAATCATTTTTTTTGTGAATATTTGTTTTTGCAAAAAATTTTAGTTCGTCTCGTATAAAACTTATACCTTTACCATGTGCACAATTAACAAACATAGTATATTGGTTAATTTTAGATTTATCATAATTATAAATTTTATTTATGAATTCAACTAATAAATTTTTTTTACCACAGCCATTTGGTCCATAAAAAATGATATGAGGTATTTTTTTTGTTTTTATAAAGTAATCCAGTTTTTCTTTTACTGATTTATGCAAATCATATTTTGTTTCTATTTCCATATAAATTACAAAAACTTATTTCTTTATTTAAAAATATGTCAAAAACATTTATTACAATATTATTTATTTATTATTATAAATAATATTTAAGCCCAACTATTTAATGATTGAGTATAAGGATTTTGTTGAAAAGCCTGAACCATACCGGGATTATTTCTAGCACAATTAATTGCACGTTCACGAGTATTTTTTCCTGAAATCTGTCCATGAGTTTGCATGTTTGCAGAAACCTTAGGCATACTTGCTCTCATTTCAACTGGATTTGTTGCACGATTTTTAAGATTAGTAACATTTTGTGCATGACTAGTTAATGATTGGTTACCAATATTGTATCTATCAACTCGTGATACAACTTCTTTATTTGGATTAAGACGTGCATTATATTCAGCATTGTAAGGTCTAGGACCAGTGGTACCTGGTAATGCTGCACTACCAGTAGTGTAATAGCAATTAGTTGTAGAATCTCTTTGTTGTGGAATTGGACGATTTTTACTATTAATATAACCATTACCTTTATTATCGCTACCCATCATCCAGTGTTTTGTGTTTTCTGTTTGTTCTCTGATAGTATGATGAGGTGTATCATTGGGATTCCACACGGGCTCTTTATTAACTCCATTTACTCCACTTGCATTACCCATTGGTCGCATATTACCAACAACATTTTGTTTACGAGATGGTCTTAATATATCTAACAATGGTGCAGTTAAAGCGCTTACAACACCACTAACACCTCCCATATTATTGCTTTCACTCGTTAATGTTCTAGAATTCATTCTTGCTTTAAAACTTTGTTTACCATAATCTTTATTTGTGGCGCCCCAACCACCACTATCTGTAGCAACACCCAAATCAGGTCCAGATAATTGCTGTTTACTACTAGGATGAAAATGTCCATTTTGTTTAGGTCCTTTGGCTTCTCTATCCATACCAGTACCAAAATATTCTCTAGTAGTAGTAGTTCTATTTTCGGGTTGTAATATAACATCACTTCTTACCTTTTGTGCTTTTTGCCCACTAGTAGTGGTAAACCATCTTCCAGGACCATGTTCGAATGTAGTATCAGGTCTATTTTTTTCCATTTTCCCTATCATAGCCTTTGTGGATGAGTTAACAAGACCCTTTCCAGCATATGCTCCTAAAGTTACTCCCCCATAACTCACCTTTGGATTTGTTTGTGCTCTTAATTGGTCAACTGTTTTTGGTAAATGAGAAGCACGAGCATCCATACCTGAATTAAAACCTCCAGAACCCTCACTTGAAAATCCATTATTTAAACCAGGTCCTACGCGTATTTCTTCCCATGGTTTTGTATTGTTCATTTTTGTCGTTAAAACAGAACGTTGACGTTCTTGAATAAAATCATTATTATTGGGTGTACCATGAATATGTGTCATATTTGCTTGAGGTTTAAACATAGGAGCAATTCCTTCTTTTTTATTTTGTTGACTACCCGAACCAGTATAAATATCTAGTAAATTTTCATAACCACTATTTTCACTAGTTGATTGGGTAATTTTTGACCCAAAAAAAGGCACCATATTATTATGCTCTAACTCAGATGCATTGATTGTATTACCAGTTAATGAGTTAAATTGACCTACATTTTGTTTATCTTTTAGTAGGGCTTGTTTATAATTTTCAGGTAAATAATAATTTTCTGTGCTATTTTTTGCTCCTCTATAAGTTTGTACATTTGTTTCATTTAAAATATCTTTTCTTTCATCTTTTGGATAGTTTTGTATAATAGGTTGTGTATTAGGCAAACTCTGTCTTTGTGCAAAGGTTTCAACAGGGTTTTTTTTATTTTCTTTTTTATTTGAAATTATATACATTGCACCTAAAACTGCTATAGGTATTGCTACTTCTGCCATTTATATATAATAAAATATATTTTATTAAATATAATTAACTCTTTATTTATTTAAATTTTCGTTTAAACAAGGAACTTTTGGTACAAAGTGATCTCTTTCTAAAAGTCTTGTATTTAAATTATTGTGAAATGTCAAACAAGTATTTTCTTGAGGATTTATAAAAAGAGGATATTCACGATTTTGTGGTAATGCTCTGTACATCCAAGAAGGGTGACTTGCTCTTGATTGTTGTGTCATACAACCTTTTTTCTCAGGATAACTTTTTTCAACAGAATATGGAACTCCATTATTACTAAATTTATTTTTAGGACAATATTTTGTTAATCGTCGAGTTCTTCCGGATAAATCACTATCTATATCTATCGGTGCACCATTAATAACTTCTCTTAAATTAGCACCCCACCCCTGAACTCTAATATAAGGATCATCAAAATATAATGGTGTTGATCCGTTTCCTGGAACATTTAAAATATATCTTCCAGAACCAGTTGCTTGTTGTAATTCTTTTTTTAGTCTGTCATCATCATAGTTAAATCTTGTAAAAGCCATACTTATATTTTATAAATATTTTTTTTATAAAATATTTAATTAAAGTCCAGAAAAAGGTCCTACTGGTCTTTGATTTTTTTGCACTACAAGAGGTTCAGGAAGAAATACATTGATTCTATTAAAAAATGTTTGGTCACTTCCTAATTTATTTAAAGATGGTTTAAATTCTTGTTTAGGTTTTGTTAAATCATATTCTCTAATATTAAAAAGATTACTTTCAATATTTGCAGTATTATTTGATAAAATATTATGATAATATCCATTTTTCATTGCACCAACATTTGTACCAAAACCAGCATATTTACTTTGATATGGTATTTGTGGTTGTTGATTTAATAAGTATTGTTGATGATTTTTCTTATCTTGTTGCTCTAAAGCATACATACCTGGTGAATTTTTTAATGATGCCATATATATATGTACTAACTATTTTTTTTTATTAAAGAAATCATATCCTGAAAATTTGTTTTACTAATTTCATTTATTTCATTTAAATCCCTTAAACATCTATGAAATAAATAAAAGTAATCATGTGAAAAACATAACACAAAACACGTTTGTATTGGAATTTCACACGGAATTAGTTTTTGATTTTTTTGAATAAAATTCATAATGTTAATAAAACTATATTGTTTTTTAAATTTGTTAAATATTTCTTCTTGTATTTTTGAAATTTTATTAAAATCATTTTTTGTTAAATTAAAACATTCTAAAATATCTTTTTTATACTGCATATTGCTTTCAACGACAAGATTATATTTAATTTTATAGTCATAATTATACATTTATAATATAATTATGAGTTTAGTTTAAATAATTATTAAGTTAATAACATTATTATCGAATGTTTTTTAATATTTAATTTTTGTTAAAATAGTCTTTGTCACGGCTCAATTCTCGAGAAGGAAGACCTCCACGAATCCAACCTTCGGCTGCTACATCTTCACATATATTTGCAGGGTTTTGAATACTTGCTTTAAGAGAAGGAACCAATTCCATTCGTTCATCGCGTAATGATTTTTCCATAATAGTTTTGCAACTTTTTTTGTTTCCTAAATAACCTCCTTGCTGAAGTTGAGATTCTTCGACAGGTTTGGATGGACCTCTTCCTAAAAAAGGTACAGTTAAGAAAGGACGCTGTTGTAAACTGATTCTTGATTTCGTTGAAGTTTGAATAGTACCAATTTTAAGTTTTGAATTAGTATCAACGTTACATCCACCAATACCAACTTCATGACTACCGGTATAATTAATATTAGGCTGACTTGTAGCAAAATTTATAGGATTACTCATACCACAATCTTTTTCAAAATAACTTTGTGTGCTGTATTTTGCAAAGTTTTTGTTTTGCGTATCTTTTTCACTAATACCACATCTATCGTTATTTATGCTTGTTAAATTATCGAAAGTATAATTGTAAATACTAGACATTATATATATTTAACTTAAGATTTTTTTTATTCAATAAACTATTTAGTTTCTTAAGCTAGCATTATTTTTTGTACATTGTAAACTATCTCCTTCTTTGCATGATGGCATATTTCCATAGCAAAATAATGCAAATTCTTTTTGGTCATTTGGTATTTTTGTATTAGGCATTGTATGAAAGTTTCGCATAGAGTTTTCATAAATGATATTATCTCCTAAATTTCTGTATAATCTAGAATTTTCATTTTTTGCATTTTCATTAACTTCTTTTTTTATTTGGTCATTATAAATAGGTGCAGCAGGTGGTCGTTCTACATTATATTTATATTCATCCATTAAAATATTCATTACCGGATTCTTTTTTGTTGGCGTTGTAAAGTTTTGTTGAATATAATTTTCTTCTTTTTCAGGTTTTTTTTTATAATAATCTAAATCTTTTTTTGTTAAATTTGAAAAATCTTCTTTTTCACTTTTTGTTTTAAAAATAATAACTAAAACTACTAAAGAAACTGCTGCCGATGCAAGTATTTTTAAAGATCGAGTAAATAAATATCCTAAAAGTGTTAATAATATGATAAGACGTGTAATAGCATTTAGTTTTTGTGCTAAACTGAAACTTTTGTCTGGAAAAATTTCAGTTATATAATCTCTATCTAGTAATATGTTTGGATGATTTAACCAGAATTTATTCATTAATATATAATAATAAGTTATTATTTTTGGGTTTTATTTTTATTAAAATATAATTTTTTATATTAAAAATATAATATTTTAGTAAAGTATAACAATGTCCAATGAAAAAAATAAGACAAATGAAAATTTAAATGCTGTTTCTAGGGACCATGACGGAATGACGGATTGGGAGGCGACGCTCAATATTGCTCATGAAATTGCGGTTTCAGCTGAGGAGCTTGCTGCTGCTCTTGCTGCTGCGGAGGCTGCGGCTGCTGAGGAGGCTGCTGCTGCGGAGGCTGCTCATGCTGCACTTGTTGCTGCTGCGGCTGCTGCTGCGTGGGCTGCTGTGTGGGATGCTGATGGTGCTACTACAGAAGAATTTTCATATACTGGTGCAGCACAAACATGGACTGTACCTACTGGTGTTACAAAGATTTGGGTAGATGCTTGTGGGGCATCAGGTGCAACGAATTTTCGTGCAGGGTTGGAAGGAAAAGGTGGAAGAGTCGAAACAATTATGTCTGTTACAGGGGGAGAAGTTTTAAATATTTATGTTGGTGGTTCAAGGAATTACACAGGTACACAAAACTCTATATATCCTGGTGGTTGGAATGGTGGAGGAGATGGAAGTTGGTCGGGGGGTTTAGGAGGGGCAGGTGGTGGTGCGACAGATATTAGGATTGATGGTACTGAATTAACAGATAGAGTATTAGTTGCTGGTGGTGGAGGTGGTTGTGGTAAAGAGAGATACACTGAACAACAGAGGGGGGGAGGAACAGGAGGAGGAAATGGAGGTGGAACTGTTGGTCAAAACGGCTCTGGAGGCAGACTTTGGCCCGGTAGCTTTGATGGAAATCACCCTATATACGGAGAGGGTGGTGGTGCTGCGAACGGAGGAGCAGGGGGATATTCTCGGGTACCTAACTCCTCCCCTATAACATATTCCATTTATTCATATGCTAATGGTTCTTTAGGGGTTGGTGGAAATGGGGCAAGTAGTGATAGCGGTGGAGGCGGAGGTGGCTATTATGGCGGTGGTAGTGGTGGTGGTGATTATTCTTCGATTTTCCTTTTTGCAGGTGGTGGTGGTGGAAGCAGTTATACACATCCAACTCTTTGTGAAGAAACTACGCACACACAAGGTTATAAAACAGGAAACGGACAACTAAAAATTATATACATAGCCCCCCCCAGAAATGTTCTATTAGATTCAGTGACAGCAACAATGCCTTGGATTCCTGAAGATAATGTATTAACCGTTACAACTAATGAAGATGATTTGGAGGATATTACAGTGGCATCTTATAAATGGCAACGCCTGGAAATTCCAGGATGGGCAGATATTGATGGTGAAACTAATAATACTTTAAGTTGTACAAGTATAATTGAAGAAGGTCTGTCGGGACCAGTCAATGGGACGTACCTGAACAAATTTAAATGTATTGTAACATTCCAAGACGAATATAATAATGAACAAGAGGCTGAGACGTGGTGGGCCATCATTGATTATCAATTAGATAATGCAACAGTAACACTTGAATTTGCCACTGGAAGTAATAATAATATATTAACTGCTAGAACTAATGAAGGTGATTTGGATGATATTACGGTGGCATCTTATCAATGGCAACGAAATGGAGATGATATTACGGGTCAAACTAGTACCACTTTAGATTGTACAAGTATAATTGAAGATGGTCTTGATGATAGCGTGTCATACACATTTACATGTAATGTAACATTTCAAGACGAAAATGGTTTTTATATAGAAAAAACTTCAGATGAAATACCCATTAATCCACGTTTAGATAATGCAACAGTATCACTTACTGGACCTGTAGATAATGTATTAACCATAGTGCTACTTCTAGTAATTCCAAATACTTTGGAGGGTATTACAGCATCTTATCAATGGCAACGAAATGGAAATGATATTATGGGTCAAACTACTAACACTTTAAATTATTCATCATTAAGTTTACCTGAACCTCATACTTCAACTCCACACACATTTACTTGTACTGTAACATTTGAAGACGCAAATGGTTTTTATCTAGAAAAAACTCCAGCAGATGCAATAAGTTATAGTAACGATAATCTAGGATTTGCATTTTCTGGTTTATTGGTTAATTCACGAAATCATAAATATGTGCCATCCGATGGAGAACTAGGATACACAGCATCTCCAGCCTCCATCCTCAATACTGTAAAGGTATTTAAAGATGATTCAGAAGATTCTAGTTTAACTCTTCCATTAAGTTTTAGTGATTTAGAAGTTGGTTCAACCTATCAGTTTCGTGCTACTTATACGGATAGTGTAGGATGGGCAAAAGAAGTAGAAACAGAAGAATTTACACATATAGTTCCCCAACCTTATACTCCTAC